AAATGGTGTGAAACAAAAACTTGTTTCAGAAGGAAAACTCGGACCTAGCGTAAAGCCTGGTGAGATAGGTGAATCACCTCTCATTAAAGGTGGACCACAAACAACAGCTGGTTATATGCCTGCTAAGGTCGATAAGAAAACAATGTCGAAAAAAGACATTGAAGATAATCTTTATAATATCGATAGTCTTTCATACGACGAAGATGAAGAGACTAAAAAAGGTACCTTTACAAAGGTGAAGAAGGCTGCTGAAAAAGCGGGATACGGTAAAAAAGCCGCTTCTAAGATAGCTGGATCAGTTAAAGCTAAGAAAAAAGCAGAAGAAGATGAGGAAGAACTTGTAAAAGAAAGTGGAAAAATCGCTAAGGAGAGACTAAATAACTTTATGAGAAGAAAATCGATTTTTGATAAACTTTACGAAAACGTTATGCAACCAGGTGGTGCTTCTGAAGCTCCTATGGGTGGTGAAATGGATGATACACAAGAACTTGATGCTCTCGGCATCGAAGGTGAAGATGAACTTGGCGGAGAAGGTGAAGATGAAGTAACCTTCACACTTGATCGTGCTACAGCTGAAAAACTTCATGAAGTTCTCATGTCTGTCTTAGGCGCAGAGTCTGATGAAGATGCAGGTGAAGGCGAATACGGTGAAGATGAGTTCGGTGATGAAGCCGGTGAAGATATGGGTGAAGAAGCCGAAGAAGGCTTCTGGGACGAAGACGAAGAAGACCTCGGTCATCCAATCGCTGGTGCTAAAGAAGTAAACATGGGTAAGAATAATAAGGTTGGTAATCTTAAAGTTCAATCAGGTGGTGCTTCTTCAGCTTATACAAGCAAAGTTGGTCCAGACGGTGATCATGGTCACGCTCTTGTTAATGCAAAACAACCTAACATGGGTAAATCAAACAAAGTCGGCGGCCTTAAAACAGGTAAGTCAGTTTTTGAACAATAATTAACTCAAATAAATTAATAAGCCCTGTAGTTTTAACGCTACAGGGCTTTTTTTGTATAAATAATAGTATGGTAACATTTAAGGATTATTTACTTGAATACGCAAGCAAAGAGAAATCTACTTTCTTCGGTATTTCAAAAATGAAATCAGGTCGCAATGGTAAGGACTGGAATAATCCTCATGGTAGAAAGCATATAAATACTGTCGCTAAGGAATACAAACATAAGCACCCTATAGTAGATAGGGTAGCATACGGTCATGATAATAATGTATCTGTAGCTGGTAAAGTATTAGAACAAATATTAAAGCTGTATGATACAGAGTTTAATGTAGGTACAAAGTCTTTAGGTAATTCAGTTAACATTACAATGTCGACAGATAATAGAGGTAATATAAAAGCAATTATATCAAAGAAAATTAAACAAAATGGCATGTAATACATCAAGACAAAATTGTTCTATTGACAGTGTATTTGCTGCTGTAGCTACACCAGGCTGCAGTCAGTTTGCTAACCCTATAAATTTTCAAGCAGAACAGCTTATCTACGATGCTGCTTTTAAAGATATAATTAATAGCTTTGGTGTACCAATTAATTATTATGTTAATACCTTTAACTTATTATCAGCAGATCTTATTTACGGTGAACAACCTACCTCACGTTTCGCAGGACCGTTTGAAATATTAATGTATGTTGAGCTAACCGAGAATGCTATTAACCTATCTAGATTCGGTTTTGCTTCTGATGACGAACTTACAGGTTATCTACATATTGATACATTCACTACAACACTAAGTAACGTTGTTAACTATAGTAGTTTCAATCAAGTTGTAGAACCTAAATCAGGTGATATTATTGAACTTACTGCTCTTGGTTGCGATAGACCTAATGGACGTGGATCTAAGTGGTTTGAGATTACTGAACGAGTTGATCAGGACGTCGCTTCTATTAACCCATTACTAGGTCACTATACATATAGAATTAAAGCTAAGAGATACGAGCACTCTTTCGAGCCTGGATTATCTGGCGAACGTCAAAATCAGCAAGTATACGAAAATTCTTTCTCTGGTGTTATATCGTCTAATATACCGGGTGTAAGTGCTTCTGAAGCCAAGTCATATACTTTCGATATAGATGTTGTATCTCAAAATACTGTCTTTGATATGGGTGTTAATGATACAGATATCTATGGTAGTTACTACTAATAAAAAAACTCATGCATTAATGCATGAGCTTAGTTATAAGTATAATTTAACCTTAAATTATTAGTTGATATTGTAAAGAGCTTTTACAGCTGTAACAACATCACTATTTGACCACTCGGACGGAGTATCATAATTATCACCAGAGAGTTGATCTAATTCAATTCTCTGCCCTTGAATAAAAACAAATACTTTTTTATCGCCAGGAATATCGACTATGCGTTCAATTACTATTTCATTAATTGTCTCTTCGACGAGTGGTTGTTTGACGATTGTTAGCGGTGCTTGTAAATCTATTTGTAAACTCATATTAATATTATTTACTCATATAGAGAAATTCTCAACTACTTTGTTTCCAGAATTCATACCCATTAGTAGCGCTACATAAGTCAGACCCTAAAATTTCCATAGCTTTAGACTTAGATGGTGTTATTTTTTCTCTAATAGTGTGTAAATCGACATAGTTATAAACACTATCATCCTCTGGGGTTAGATTCTTAACATTATTAAAATCATGTTTAAATCTAGGAACACCTAAAAAATCCCAAATGGTGTTCATAGTATTTTCTGGCTCACGAGTAAAAAAATCATAATCAATTAAAAGAAATCTATCACCTAATCCTCTATGAAAAGCATCTCTCAGTATATTATAAGCTATACCTACTTCACCATTTAACCCGCCCCAGTGCTGCATTCTACCTTCAGTATTAATACACTGTGGCATAGGACCCGGAGGTGGAAATTTATATGTACCTTTTCTATAGAGAGATTCGAAGGATGATAGAACCTCTTTTAGATCTCTAACCGGAGCTATAATTTTTACCTTTTTATTTAAAATAGTTTCAAGCATCTCTATAGAGCTTCCCCAACCTCTACACTTATCTATAATATAGGGTTTATCAGTATTATGATATGTATGTAGCGTAGAAGTTAAAACTCTCTTCAAGTTTTCATCATCCCCCGCTTTCTTATCAGCTTTATGTTCAATTATATTATTCCAAGACATTTTAATATCATAAAGTAATTGTTGTAACCCTGAAGTAGGAGTACAGAACACATCAGTATTCTGAGCCATAGTATTCATTAAGAGGGTTGACCCTGATCTAGGTAATCCGCCCATATAGAATACTTCCTTCACTTCAGTACCTCCGTTAGGTCAAATATTTCTTCTAATGAGGTATAAGGACACTCGTGTATAACTCCGTTAAAGCTATAATCAAACAAGTAGGACTGTATTCCACCATTAGGATAAGTAGTTTTCGGTATTATATTTTCATGTAGTGAATATCCAAAAATTTCCGGCTGTGTACCTACCCAGAAGACAGTAGAAGGTAGATTAAGTGCAGCTGCCATATGTTGTAATGATGAATCTATTAATATTCTCTTACTAGAAGCTTCCAAAAAGCCTGCTAATACTTTCTTATTCTGCATTGCATCATAACGGGTTACGTTATCTAAAACAGGATGATGAGGATAACAAATATGAACAACATTAAACTTTTCGGAGTAGTGGTTAGCGATTCGTTGTGCTATACCTGGATGTATATCTCTTGTCCACGAATAAGGTATATCTTGCATGAGTGGACCTCCAAACGGTTGAAAGAGCATAACGGGCTTACCACTCAGCAAGAGATTACGTGCTGACTCTCTTTCTCTAAAATTTAAATAGAGTTCAGGTGAACCACCGTCATATTCTACCCCGATCATATTACACCAACTCGCTACTATATTTTTTTTCTTTGTAACGTGAGATGTTGTTTTATACGGGTCATGAGCAAATATTTCAACATCTTTATTTAAGATATAATCTTGATAAAAATAAGGCATATTACCTATCTGATAAGATCTAGATACATTTTTATTTAGTAGGAAGACATCTGGGTAAGCTGTCGCTACTATAATATCGGTGTCAGGATTTTGTTTTTTATAGCATCGAATTACAGATGTAGCTACTATATTTTTACCTACACCTCCTTCAATATGAAAGATTGCTGTTTTACCCATATAGTAATTTATTCCTAGTACCTAATAAATCAATTTTATATTGATAATAATGGCAAATTAAAGAATACATCGTTAACTCTAATTCTAAGAGATGAAACAGAATTAGTTAGAGTACCGCCTGGTATAACACTTAATGGAAAGCTAGCAGATCCAAGTACTAATTGATTAGGACCTGTTGGTATAGCACAGCTACCTATCGCGATAGAAGCACATGCAGTTGTAGCATTTAAACCAGCTCTATAACCTACGAAGGTTGAATGGCACGCATTTGTAGCGCCACAACCAGCTAGATTACCTAAGAAATTAGAGTTATTTGCATTTGTAGCACTACGACCAGCACCTGACCCTATGAAGGTAGAATCACAAGCATTTGTAGCACAATAACCAGCACGACGACCTAAGAAATTAGAGTCATTGGCATTTGTAGCATAAACACCAGCATAAAAACCTAAGAAATTGGAGTTATTTGCATTTATAGCATTATTACCAGCAGCATTACCTAAGAAATTAGAGTTACTAGCACCTGAAGCACCACTACCAGCATAAACACCTAAGAAATTAGAGTAACTAGCATTTGTAGCACCATTACCAGCACCATTACCTAAGAAATTAGAAAAAATAGTACCTGTAGCACATCTACCAGCAGCAGTACCTAAGAAATTTGAAAAACAAACATTTGTAGCACAAAGACCAGCATAATTACCTAAGAAAGTTGAATGGCACGCACCTGTAGCATAGAAACCAGCACGATCCCCTAAGAAATTTGACCAACATGCATTTGTAGCACCACAACCAGCACAACTACCTACGAAGGTTGAATGGCACGCATTTGTAGCACCACAACCAGCACAACTACCTAAGAAATTAGAGTTACTAGCAAATGTAGCACAACGACCAGCACGATCACCTATGAAATTAGAGTTATAAGCACCTGTAGCATTTAAACCAGCATCACGACCTACGAAGGTTGAATGGCACGCATTTGTAGCGCCACAACCAGCTAGATTACCTAAGAAATTAGAGTTATTTGCATTTGTAGCACTACGACCAGCACTTAACCCTATGAAGGTAGAATTACAAGCATTTGTAGCACAATAACCAGCACGACTACCTAAGAAATTAGAGTTATAAGCATTTGTAGCTTGATTACCAGCTCTAAGACCTAAGAAATTGGAGTTATTTGCATTTGTAGCACAACGACCAGCACAACTACCTAAGAAATTAGAGTTATTTGCACTTAAGGCATTATTACCAGCTCTAACACCTATGAAATTAGAAAAATTAGCATTTGTAGCACAATAACCAGCATAATTACCTATGAAATTAGAACAACTAGCATTTGTAGCATTACAACCAGAATTAGTACCTATGAAAATAGATCTAATAGCATTTGTAGCATTACGACCAGCATTACCACCTATGAAATGAGAATTACTAGCACCTGTAGCACCACAACCAGCACAACTACCTAAGAAATTAGAGTTACTAGCAAATGTAGCACCACAACCAGCTTGATTACCTAAGAAATTAGAGTTACTAGCAAATGTAGCACCACAACCAGCTTGATTACCTAAGAAATTGGAATTACTAGCAAATGTAGAAATAAAACCAGCACTTAATCCTATGAAGGTAGAATTACAAGCACCTGTAGAACCAAAACCAGCACGACTACCTAAGAAATTAGAGTTATTTGCATTTGTAGCACAACGACCAGCACAACTACCTAAGAAATTAGAGTTATTGGCATTTGTAGCATAAACACCAGCATAAAAACCTATGAAATTGGAGTTATTTGCATTTATAGCATTATTACCAGCAGCATTACCTAAGAAATTAGAGTTACTAGCACCTGAAGCACCATAACCAGCATAAACACCTAAGAAATTAGAGTAACTAGCATTTGTAGCACCATTACCAGCACCATTACCTAAGAAATTGGATTTATTTGCATTTGTAGCATTACGACCAGCATTACCACCTATGAAATGAGAATTACTAGCACCTGTAGCACCACAACCAGCACAACTACCTAAGAAATTTGAGCAACATGCATTTGTAGCACAACGACCAGCTTGATTACCTAAGAAATTAGAGTTAAGTGCATTTGTAGCATTATAACCAGCTTGATTACCACCAAACAGACTATTGTTTTTTACAGTTGATACTGGAAAATTTCCTATATTAATAGCACTAGTAGAAAATGTTTGAGTAGCTGAGAATTGATTATTTGTATCCTTTAAAGCATAATTAGCGCTATTAGACGCTACCGTTGTGTAGACGTTATCCCAGTTCGCACTATTACCTTGTACAGTAGTATATGTGTCATCCCAATTACCGCTATTAGCGTTTGTATTAGTATAAGCATTAGTCCAGTTCGCACTATTAGCTAAAGTTGTAGTATATGTTGTTTGCCACACACCGGAAAGCGCAGCTAATTCTGTATCCGCTAACAGTATACCCGATAAAAGACTGGTAATAGAATTGAGACTACCTGCTCTTGTAACGCCATCTTGGACTAAAGGTAATATTTCATTACCCGTATATGGTAAGTTAGTATTAGGTAACTCAGAAATCTTTATATTCATAATATTATTTATTGATTTATGTAGTTTTTACATTATAATAATTACATATGATCGTTTTTGATGAAAAATCACATACATACACGAATAGTGAGACAAATAGAAAATATATATCTGTTACTACATTACTAGGCAAGTATAAAAAGGCGTTTGATTCGCACGCTCATTCCCTACGAGTTGCAGAGCGTGAAGGTGTAACGCAGAAGTTTGTATTGGAGAGCTGGGCTGCTACAACAAAAACAGCAACAGATCGTGGAACAAAGATTCACCAGTTAATGGAGAAGTTTGTAAAATTTGGTGAAGTTGATGATAGTTATAATTACCTTTATAAGAGTTATGCTAATTTAATTGATAAGCATATTGGTAACTTTAAACAAGTTTTATCAGAAGAGCTCTTGCATTTAGATGAATATGAAGTTGCAGGTATATCAGACTTGATATATGAACGTAAAGATGATTTTATTGTTGGTGACTTTAAAACAAATAAACAATATAGATTTTCTAATAATTACAACGATTACCTTAAAGCTCCTATTGATCACTTACAAGCTTGCGAGTTTAACACCTACGCTTTACAGCTATCTATGTATGCTAGAATGTTTGAACAAAAATCAGGTAAGAAATGTAGTAAGATTGTAACATTTTATCTTGAACAAGATCAATGGGTACCGTATCACTCTAATTATCTTAAAACAGATATTAATAATATTTTAGAGCATTATAAATCTAACTTTAAAGCTTAATATATTTTAAAAAATATATGCCGTTAGATTAATTATTTGTAAATTAATTAAATAGTAACAATGAATAAAGGAACACTAACACGTAAAATAAATGAAAAGATTGATAAAATTACAAATTCAATTTATGAATTACGTGATTTGCTTGATGATACTGAAAACGGTGATCTCTCGCAAATGGGTAATGATTTAGCTGATGCTATGATCGAATTTATATCTGATAATGATATTGTAACTAGTAGTGATATTTTAGAATATATCGAAGAGTACTACGGTAAAGGTAAATAATATGAAAGCATTCAAATCTTTTTTTAAACCTGTAGATAATACTATCAAATACAACCCTGAAGAACTCGCAAAAGGTATAAAGGTAGAGAGTGAGCATACACCTTATAAAGCCATTGCTACTATTATCGCGAAACAGCACCTTGCAAGTGATAAAAATTATTACATTAAGCTGAAAAAAGAAAACCTTTAATCTTACTTGATTTAGACGGTGGGTAATGCTATAATTATTCTATATGAGTAACATATTAATTTTAGGAGCTGGGTATGTCGGTCAGTCTTTGTTTAATCAAGCAGACAAAGATAAACATACATACCACATACACTCTCGTAAAACTCTCGATTATTCTGATCAAATAGCACTACGTAAATACATTTTAAATAATGACATTAACTATATTGTTAATTGTTTTGGTTTTACTGGTCGACCTAACGTGGATGAGGGTGAAATTAAAAAGAAAGAATGCTGGGATCTTAACGTTGTTATTCCATTAGCTGTTGCTAGTACATGCGAACAACTTAGAATAAAATACATTCATATTTCTTCGGGATGTATTTATAGTGGTTATGAAAAATTATGGATGGAAGAAGATGAACCTAACTTTGGATTATTTGACGGTTCTTCAACTTACTCAAAAAGTAAACACGCTTTTGAAACGCTAAACAAGTACGGTTGCATTATTAGAGTGCGTATGCCATTCTGTAATCATTATAATCCTCGAAGCTATCTTACTAAAATTCACAAATACGATAATTTAATTAACTTTAAAAACTCGAAAACTTACATACCTGATTTGTGTAGATTTGTTGAGTATCTTATTGACAATAATGTTAACTTATCCACTGTTAATACAATTAATTTTGTTAACCCTGACGCTTTAGATACTATGAGTGTTACAGATCTTATGACTGCACACGGCTTAGCTAACTCTAAATGGGCTTATGTTGATCCTAAGTTGCTTAAAATGGCTGCACCTAGATCTAACTGCGTTTTATCAACAAGTAAGCTAGAAAGTTTATTTCCTGACTTTTATTTACAATCTGAGTCTCAAGCTCTTGATATTGCCCTTACTAATATTAAATTAGATTGACATGCTTAAAGGTATTATACTCGCTGGGGGTAAAGGTAGCAGACTTTATCCGTTAACGTATGCAATAAGTAAACAATTACTACCTGTGTATAATAAACCGATGATTTATTATCCTCTCAATACTTTAAAAAGTATGGGAATTAAAGACATACTCATTATTACAGCAGATCATGTTCAATGTAGACTTTTTGAAGAGCAGCTAAAACACGTCAAGGATTTAAAATTAACTTATATCGTACAAGACTCACCTAGAGGTTTACCTGATGCTTTTATTGTTGGTAAAGAGTTTATTGGTGTTGATAATGTTACATTAATATTAGGCGATAACGTTTTTATCACACCTGAGAATATTCAAGCAGAGCCTAATACAATTTTTACATACAAGGTTAGACATCCTGAGTCATACGGTGTAGTTAAATTAACGAGTGGTGGTTATATTGATAAACTTGTTGAAAAGCCTACTGAATTTATCAGCGATGAAGCTGTTGTAGGTCTATATGTTTTTAATAACGAAGTTGTTAATATAGCTCAGTCACTAACACCATCTGCAAGAGGCGAACTTGAAATTGTAGATTTAATTAAAGCTATGGATAATATCGAAAAGGTAAAAGTGAAACAGCTAGACGGATTTTGGTTTGATTGTGGTACTCATGACGATCTTCATGAATGCGGTGCTCTTGTTAGAGCAATTGAACAACGTACAAATACAACAGTAGGATTTTATGAGTAAGACATTTTATGTAGTAACAGGTGGTTGCGGGTTTGTTGGTAGCTATGTTATTCAAGAGCTCCTTAAACTAGAAGATATTGAGATCCTTAACATCGATAAGATGGGTCCTGGTAGTTCTCGTAGTAATATCTCTAAAGATGAACGGGTAACTAACTTTTTTATAGATATTAATGATCCAGTTGTAACCATCTTATTTAAAGCTTATAAACCAGCTTATGTTATTCATCTAGCTGCTGAATCACACGTAGATAGATCGATTGTTAATCCTATAGGATTTATTGAATCTAATATTAACGGTACAGCAAATATTCTAGAATGTATAAGGTTATATTCACCTAAGACTAGAATGGTGCATGTATCAACTGACGAGGTATATGGTCATCTTAAATTAAATGATCCACCGTTTACAGAGCTTACTCACTTAGATCCAAGATCGCCTTACTCTGCATCCAAAGCCTCATCTGATTTACTTGCATTGTCTTATAGAAGTACCTATAGCTTAGACGTTACGGTTACGCGTTGCTGTAATAATTATGGACCGAGACAAGATAATGAAAAGTTAATTCCAACCGTTATTCGTTCTATAGTAGCTGGTAAGCATATTCCAATGTATGGTAACGGTAAGAATATAAGAGAGTGGATATATGCGGAAGACCATGCTAAAGCTATTATCTACGTTTTACATCACCTATCACAACAGCGTATTTATAACCTGTACGGTACAGAAGAAATTGATAACTTGAAAATAATGCAGATTATTATCGATGAGATAGAAAGTAAATATCCAGAATATAAGCGTGAAGATGGGTTATATATTAAAAGCGTAGAAGATAGATTAGGTCACGATTTTAGATATGCGATGGCGACAGTACACGACGAAGTGCAACCACTTCATAATCAATGTAATTTTAAAGATGGTATTAGTAAAACGGTAGAGTATTATGTTAAAAAATATGCTGTAAATAAATGACTTAATGTTAGTACTCATCCCATCTAGAAGCATAGTTAAAGTAACAAAGATTGACTTTGATCTTCTTAACTATATCTTTAATCGCTTTATTAGCATTAAAAAGAATACCTATATTAAGGTAGAGAAGAGTCGTACTACTTGGTCAGCATACTGGCAAGATGAAAAAATGATAAGAGTTGATTTAACTCAGGGAACTACGCTAAAATATATTGTATCGACATTATTACATGAAATTAGACACGTTAAACAAATCATTGAGATTAAGGATATTAGTTTTGACTATACGAATTATAATGAGTATTACAACTCTCCTGAAGAAAAAGACGCACGAAAGTTTGAAAAATTAGCATCAGATGTCTGCAACATTTATAAAAGTTTTAAAAAAATTGAAGATAAATACGATAAGTACAATTTTAACTCTCTAAAGGAACTAAGTGATAATATTAAAAAATGAATATTTTTCGCTTTATCGACACTAAATATACCAATAATTTATTTGATCTTGAATACATACATGATAATGATAAACAATTAAAGTGTGTTGATTTAAGGGTATATCCAATTATAAATAATGTTATAGGAGAAATACTAGAAGTTGATATTGTGCAAAAAATTTATATATCGTATAGCCTATTAGAAATATTGAAAGAAGAAATAAACAAAAACGAAGATGTATAGTGGTAAAATTGATAAGTATCGGTTTGAGCATGACTCAGAAACGAACCGTATTATGGTATATGAGCAAGGCGCTGGTGTTGAGCCTGTAAGTATTATTAATGTAAGTGAAAATCTCAGTGAAAAATCATTTCATTACGATATAATGGCATGGGTAGCAGATAAAGGCGAATAACTAACTATAATAAAATATGACTTGTGGATGTGGTAATATGGTGGAGCCAGCGCGTGCTGAGCTAAATTTGAAGATTTGTAGAGCTTGCGCTTTTACTGGTCCTGATGTTCCTAAACCGAAAGGGCGTCAAGTTTACGGTCATAAGACCGGGTGTGAGATAGAGATTCATACTGCTGAATCTTGGAATCGTAATAAAAAATATTTTATGCCTAATGGTGCTAGAAGTTGTGTTAAAAACTTTAGTAAAAGTGTTTGCAGTTAGCAATCTTTAGTATATAATATAATAATGTCTATGTTTGATTATATTAAAAGTGAGTTACCGCTTACTGGTCTGCCGCAAGGTATACTTGATCGGTGGGTAGTAAAGAGTGAAGAAATTAACTCGAGTGAGGTTATCTTTCAAACAAAAGATACACCTAATCAATATATGTCTTTGTACAAGATTGACTCTGAAGGTCAATTGTATGTAGAAAAAGTTGAAGGTTATTGGGAAGAAGATAATGATGATACAGAAGAAAAATCGTTTCTTCATTCACTAGGTGGTAAATATCATGAAACTTCACATGAATGGGTTAAAGTAAGCTTTAATGGTTCTATTGATTTCTACGAAGCTTACAACCACCCCGATGCACCTAGATATGGTGACTCACTAGAAGAAGACGCTGATAAAGATTGGATGAGATATGTTTACGGCTGGGTTGAATATCAAGCGCAATTTATTGATGGTAAAATACAGGGTGATATTATACTGATTAAGCACGATTTACCGGTTAGATATACAGATGAAGAACTAGCTGCTAAAAAAGAAAAGTGGAGTGCTGAACGTGCGAAGCTAGTTGTAAGCTTTAAAGAAAATCGTAAAAAATATCCAAGCCCTGAACAAAAACTTATAGATAGCATCTATGAATATGTTAGTGAACCCTCTTCTAATGTTAATGAAGAAATTATGAATAAAATTAATGAATACCGTAAAAAATATGACACACACTTTGAATAAACTTACCCTAGCAGATAAAACTTTAGTAGATAAGTGCAAAGAAGAAATAGCATCTTATACTGAGCAACAAAATAAAGCTTACGAAGAATTATGTACTAAACTCGGTCACGACTCTGAATGGCTTTTTGATTACATTTATAATACTTACACAGACGATAGTGAATACACTAAATTTGTAGTATCAAACTTATTTGAATAATATGGCAACAGGAAATATAGCACAGAATCCTATTACAGGAAGATATATAAAATCAGAACCACCTAACCAAGCGTTTAGGGATGGTTGGGATAATATCTTCAAAAAGAAAAATAAGCTTATCCTAGCATCTGCTGGTTTTTGCGGTCCGTGTAAATTACTTAAAGCACAGATTGATGCAGAAAATCTTAACGTAGAAATTAAACAGATGGAGGAAGAGACTGAATTCTTTAAACATCATAGTATTAAAACTGTTCCGCAGTTACTTGTTTTTAAAGGTGATGAGCTTGTAGATACAGTACGTGGGTCTGATTTAATTTTAAAATGTATTAAAGAAGAATTAACGGAACTTAGATAAAATTAAGTGTGATCAAACGAATATTTCAAGACCTTGACGAATGCATCTTGCATACATTTGTCAACAGTGACCCAAACCAGAATCATATAGAATTTATTCTCGGTGAAGACATGCATACCTATAGAACGATTATTCGTCCTTGTACAAAAGAATTGTTCGAATACTATAACAGCGTTGTCGGAAAAGAAAATGTTTATATTTTGACAGCTGCGACACGTGATTATGCCGAGACGTTAAATCGTCTGGGTGAATTTGGATTGGACGATGATCATATCTTTGCCAGAGAGGATATGAGCAAATATTCTCATAAGAGCGCATGGAGTGGTGAATCGAGTTTAATAGCACATCCATTGGCGCATAAAGATAATGTGTTGATTGATAATTTGCCATTGTTCTATAATATGTCTAAGATAGATTTTATGAATATTGCCTTTGACAATTACCACCAAACACCCGTATATTATGGAGTGAACTATCCTGATGATCCATTTTTTGACAATATTAAAGAATTTATTCAAGAAAGAGTATGAAACCAAAATACGAAATTGTAAAAAGTGAAGGATGTCTTTCCTTTGGAACAACTGTCAACGGTCAAAACATTTACGGTGAATTTGAACCAATGAATCAAAGTCAAATTGAAGAATTTGTCGATTATCTTTGCGAAAAGTTCAAGCAGGAATTAAAAGACAATACTGTCAGTATTGATAATTTGATTGGCTGCTTTCAATACGATGAATCCGAAACTGAAGATGGTTATTGCGAAACTTGTAGAGGCAGTGTAACTACAACAACATGGAACCTATGAGCGATTATTGGAAAGATAATAACATAGAAAAACCAGACAGCATTGTTGTTTGTGCAGCTATGCTTAAAGATGGCCGAATCATTACAGGCGCACGGCATTTTGATAAAGTTATGCGTGATCAAATGGAAGCTTCCGAAGGAATAGCTTGGTGGAAAAGTTGCGAGCAAGGATTTATAAACCAATTTGGTGAATTCTTAACAAGAAAAGAAGCTTGGGTTATTGCTGATAAAAATGGTCAAATCAAGCTGTATGATCCAGCAGGTAGCAATAAAAGAATTGCACAACCAGCAAATCAAGCAACAGAAGGAATATTATTTTCCGAAAATTTATATTAGAAAAAACAAATTATGAAAGAACAACTAGAACAAAAATCAATCGAGCTCTTAGGATGGCTCGAACAAGCAATCAAAACAACCGCAGACTTTGGAACAGAACAAATTCCACTATTCATTCAAGAGCTGTTGCTCTATAAATTTTGGATGAGCTTAGGAGGCTTTTCTATTGGAATACTTGTATTGATTGCCAGCATTTATACACTGCTTAAGTTTATACAATGGTGTTTGAAAAGTAAATTTGACGACGGAAATTTACCGTTCTCCATGTTTTGGTCTATTCCGATTGCACTTAGCGTCTGTGCTATTTGCAGCAACACTGATTGGATTATGATCAAACTTGCTCCGCGACTATATTTGTTGGAGTATGTTAAAACTCTATTCACACAATAATGAAAGTAAAACAACTAATCGAGGAACTTCAAAAACACGATCCCGAAATGATCGTTATCGTACGAGGTTACGAGGATGGTGTGAATGAAGCATCTACCTCTACGAAAACAAAAATTAAGCTAAATGTATTCAGTGAATGGTATTATGGAAAGCATGATAGAGTCTCCGATGATTCTGAATCATTTGACTGTGAAGCCATTTTGATCAATTGAATATTATGAAAAAAGAAATATACACTTACAATCTTATCTCATTTTCTAAATCTCATATTGATGCATACAAGACTCTTAGAGCAATGGAAAATCATCATTCTAAACTGAATGCCGAGGAGAAAGAAGTTTTTTGGAAGGAAGTACAGGAAGAAAGAATGGAAATTCGTAATGCTATAAGTGTTGGTAAGGCATATCGAGGCAGCTTTTTGGATTTGGATCTTTTGATTAACGTTATCGAATCGCAGAACGATCCATATGGCATTTGCGAAGGCTATTACGATTACCTATGCATTGAAAAACGCAAAGTGGATTGCATTGATTCTTATTCTTCAGTAGAAGATGAGATTTGGTATTGCTCAAATTTTGACGCTCAAAACTTTAAGTATACCCGCACTGAAAAACCAGTAGGCATGGTAGGCTTCATCGGATTTACCTAAACAATTATGACAAAACATACATATTACCCAGTTGGTAAGCTAAAGCAACTTCATAACTACACACCTGAAGAGAGATTAGTTATACTAACACACCTTTGCCATCAGTTGTATATTGCTAGAAATATTTCAAGTAATCAAAGCGTAATACTTGAAAATCTAAAAAAGATAGATATACTCTTTAGGACAGGACCAGAAGATGGAAACTAAAACTATGAATAGCGTAAAGAAACTAAAAGCAAAGATTGCGGCAGATGTAAAAGAAGATTTTGATTTTGAGCAGTATCTGTTCAAGAAATATCCCGATCTTTTCTATACTGATGAAGAAGGTGAACTACTACCGCAGATAAAAAGGTGCTGGAATGATTGTCCTAAGGGCTGGGAAACTCTAGTAGACAACTTGTTCGGAGCTATTGTAGACTATACCAAAAACACATCTCGATCTGTTAAAAATCCAGATAGAAAACTTATGTATTTCATGAGTAAATTATGGAATAAGTTACGGTTGAGAATTGATCGATGCTGTAATGCATATCGCTACCCTAAAAATATCTTCTATAAAAAAGTAAGAAAGCTTACATCAAAAATTACCTCTTACTTTTATAAACAAGATATCTATATATCTAAGAATCCTGCAACAGTGAAAATTGCTCAATACAAAGAAAAGTTTGGTTCATTGAGAATCTATACTGATGGAGGTGATGAAGCGGTAGAAGGTATGATTCGCTTTGCAGAATACCTTAGCCAAAAAACTTGTCAAGCTACTGGAAAACCTGGATCAATGGTTCAGAGAGGTTCCTGGTGGGCAACATTGTCTCCGAAAGAAGCTAAGCGTCTTGGATATAAGCCACATAAAAAATAATAAAATATGCAATATCGAATCGTAGAAATACTAGTGGATTTAGGTAACTCTCAACCCAACTCAATCTTTAAAGTTCAGAAAAAATATAAGTATTGGCCTTTTTGGATGGCTCTAGACGGACTGGGTTGTAGATGGCATTACTCTCTTGATGAAGCAGAAAACGTATTGGAGAAATATAAAGAAGTAAGAAATACACCATTAAAAATACACAACATACAATGAATAAACCTACATACATCATCGGCGATATTCATGGTGCTTTTGGTCGTCTTAAACAAAAGATCAAAGATCATGATTTAAAAGACTGCACACTTATTTGTGTAGGTGATCTTGGTATTGGGTTTAGTTATAGTGAGAAAGGTGAACGTAGTGCTTGTGATGGTTTAAACACATTTTTTGCTGAACGTGATATATTGTTTTTAAGCATTAGAGGCAATCATGATGAACCTGATTATTATAATGGACCGAAAAGAATTGATTTGTCGAACTTTAAATTGCTTCCTGATTATCATACAATGGTCATAAACGATGAAAAGTTTCTATTTGTCGGTGGCGCTGTGAGTGTTGATCGTCGTTGGCGTAAGGAAGGAATTTCATATTGGGCAGATGAGATTTTTGTATTAAAGCCTGAATTGGTTGAAAAGTGTGATGTGCTTATTACACACTCTGCTCCACACTGGATCGGCCCATTTGACAAAGAATCAATAAGCAGTTGGTGTGATAGAGATATTGGTCTTTGGGATCTTTGCTACAAAGAACGAATAGAGATCGCAGAATTGTTCAAACTTTGTAGTCCATCAAAATCATATCACGGTCATTTTCATGCAAGTCATTGGGTTGACTTTAATGATTGCTATGCGACAATCTTAGATATTGAAGAAATCAAGGAACACAGAAAAGCTTAAAGGAACTCTAATATAATAAGTTTATGAAAGCAGCAATGAGAATATACGATAAAATGAATCAACAACTATACAGAAAAGTCGGTCGCAAATATGTCCCTGAAACCGATCCTTATGCACTAGACGGATTGCGTGAAGGCTGGTGGTTGGTAAAGGTAGCTCCTGGCAGTACATCTATTCGCCAGGCAGTGTATCCATCAAAAGCAGAAATCTCCGCCGCTGCCAAAGACAAGGAGGATGAGCTGTTGCAAATCATTCGTGAAGCGAGTGAGGCAAAACCAGCTAAAATTCCGATCAGTCCAGAGGCACTAGCCGATTGGAAAGAGTTTATTGCTAAACACGGCGATGAGTTTTCTTCTCTTCAATATCCATCAATGCAAGAGAATGCAGAAAAAATTGTAGAAGCACTATTGAAATAAAGTCGTGAAATACAGAATAAAAGAAACGATTGATGGTAATGATAAAAGCATATTTAATATTGAATATGAATGGCTTTGCACATGGTCGACTTATGCACAATGTTCAAGCAAAGATGAAGCGGAACGCCGTATTAGAAGCTTACAAACAAAACAAGTAAAATATCATACCGTAGAACAATAATATGGAAGAGGAAGACTATACAATCATCGAAGGTCGTGATCAATACGGAAAACTGCACGATCTTTGGTTTGACGAAACTGATTTTTATATTGAAAGAGCAGTTAAAGGGCATTTAGCAGAAGGTTGGTCTGAGTTTTCTGTTGTGCAAAACCCAAGAAAATATAAACTGACTATTGAACAATAATATGGAACGAGCACTAAAATTTAGAGTATGGGACAAACTACAAGAACGATTCATCAAATACGATGAAGGATACCAAGGACATTATGTTCTTTCATTGAAAGGTGAATTTCACAATCTTTTAAATGGATCTGGTGGTAAGGAATGCGTCGTACAACAATATACTGGTCTAAAAGATAAGAATGGTGTTGACATTTATGAAGGCGATATTCTAAAATGCAAAGGATTTGACGATTGGTTAGACGACACGGTAGGATTCTATTACAATGGAACTGTAAAATACGATACAGTAGAATTAGGAGATTCACAATGCGCCGGATTTGCTTACATTCCTATGGATCGTGAAGTGATTGGCAATATTTTTGAAAATAGTGAACAGTTAGAATCATGAGAGAACTAAAATTTAGAGCATATGACAATATCAACAAAGAGTGGCTTCTTGGTTACAAAGAGTGTGGCGGATTCTCTATGATTGGAGAATTAATGTTAATGGGAGAGTGGCAGGCAATTTTATCTAAAATGCTTAAAGGTGAATTTGGAGAAGACGGTAAAGGATGTATTATTCAACAATATACTGGCTTAAAAGATAAGAATGGCGTTGACATTTATGAAGGCGACATCTTAATTTTTCGACCATCATACGATGAATCGTTGGGTGGTAAATTTGGCAACGCAGTGTTCTCAGCATCTTTTAAAGACGGTTCTTTCAGGTTTGGTGATGAGTTTGCAGATCAAGATAGCGCTAATTATTATGAAATCATCGGCAACATTTTTGAGAACAACGAACTCTTAGAAAAATAAAAACATGAAAGGTAAATTTTTTAAATGTGACTACATTAGCGAAGGATTGTATGTCGAATATGATATGCATTGCGGTACAGAAATTTCGTTGTTTGTACACGATCCTCAAAACAGAGGTTGGCGCAATCGCTTGCGATTAGCTTGGGCTTGCCTTAAAGGAAACCCATACTCTGATATGGTGCTATTAAGCGATGAAAAGATTGCTGACCTTGTAGATCATTTGATTGAAATTCAAAGCATTAATCATGCAGAGGAAAACTATAAAGAGACAATTGCACAGGCAGCAAATAAGCTATGCGGGCTAAGTTGTGGTACTGCAGTTGACGCAGTATTGGAATATGTCAAACGACCAGATTGTTCAAAAGCTCAAATACAAAGATTGATTTCTGAATTAAAAAAACTACAATGAAACATATGATACCAAGCAAAGAAGATAAAATTACCGTAAAGGTTGAAAGCTTTACACACAACAAATCGCTCCAATTAACTCTTAATTGGGATGCAGATATTAACGATTGGGTTGATGCTTTTAAGACAATCCTTATTCATCAAACATTCAGCGAAGACACGGTCAAAGAGTTGTTTGAACCGTGGCAAGAATATGACGAAGATAAGAGAGAAACAGAAATAACTGATTCTTTTAAGAAGGACCAGTATCAATGGTTGAAAGATCAAAACATTAACAAAGTGTCGTGTGATCCTGTAGGTAGAGAAGTTTGGTAATGAGTATCTGCGATCAAATGTACTCTCACGTCTTTCATTATGAAACGGAGTGTCAAAGAATCGATGCTCCGTCTGATGGTATGGGAGAGTGGCTGGATGAACAAGCAATGACTATCGCACACGACAAAACTGGACATTACTACACTGTGCATAGAACACATATGGAAAAGCTGGAAGATTGCACTCACATCTACCAAGTAATACTAAAACGATACGCATAAGGAACACCTATATAATAACAAAAATGAATAAACTATCCGTCTATCCGCTATCTAGTTGCTTTAAGCGTTATATAGGATTTAGTTTATTATATTTTTGTATCTCTTGTTCTTCTACATTAAAATCAATAGAACCTAAAGGTGAATGGATAACAGCTCGTATAACATACTATACTCCTACGAGCCCTTATGGAAACAAGGTTGCCTGTCAAAAGACAAAAAGAGCTAAGGAAGGGATTACAGTCGCAGCACACCCAAAGCTTAAGTTTGGTACTAGAATTGAAATTCCTGAACTAGCTGATGTAATGGGAGATAGCTCTTTTATTGTACAAGATAGGGGATCCGCTGTTACAAAAAAGGTAGCATCCCGTGGTAAAACTGAAGTTATTGATGTTTATCTTAATTCTAATCAAAAACTCACAAAACTAACCAAAACGAAGCCGAAATACATGAAAGTACTTATTATTTACCATAAATAATGGTAACACATGGAACCAGAAAAATCACTAATTCGAGAATTTTTAAGTGGTGGTTGGCTTGTACCTGTGGTGGGTGCCGCTGCTATGTTAGCACGTCTAATATCATCTGATACTAATCTTTCTATAAAGGAACAAATTAAAAAAATCCTAACCGCTGCGATTGCTAGCGGTATTGCTTGGTTTATATTAGAGCAAACTGATGTATCAAGCTTAATAAAAGCAATGACATATGGCATTATAGGTGTGGTATCACCGGAGATAATTGATGGAATTGTGAAGATCGGCAAATCTTTTGCAAAAAATCCGACTAAGTTTATTAAGAAATAATTAGCCTCTAAGTATCATATCCACACAGGCAAATACACCTGCGGTAGCACCTTCTACACCTTTTGCTGCTATTACAAAAACATCAGGCGTACCATTTATTCTTGTTCCTAATACAGCAAGTTCACCTAATAAATCATCAGAACCAGCACCGCTTGCGTTCGCTGAATTTCCTTTAAAAGCATATGCAGAAGATAATTCATATCCACCTGATAGTCCTAACGAAGAACTACCCTGAGCACACTGCACATTATTATTAGAAGCTAAATTGACAAAGTTTAAAGATCCTCCTGTTACTGTTGGATTCATAATAACTTTAAATATAGCAGTACTGTTACCAGTGTTTAGCACATGTATTTTTTTCAACACTACAGCTAAATCATGTGAATTTGGATTTAATCTAACTGCAAGAAGTGGGCGATAGCTAGCAGTAATTAAATCTACACCAGCAGTGCCTGTCAACTCGGCAGTTAATGATGCACCAATATATTCTTCTCCACCTTCTGACATAACAGAGGAACAAATATGGTTGAGGAATCCTGAACCAACACCCGTTTGTCTTATTTCATACCTAATTGGTTGATTACCAGATGTCATATACGGAGCTAATAATCCATTAGTGTGAGTAAATTCATGAGCGTAGATTGTCTTACCAGCGATATTAAAGCCACAGCGGACTCTACCTACACCCAACCATTCGTAATCTATAACTAATAACTGAGCAGAGCTTAAATTAATAGATAATCTAGATGGTCCTGTACCATCTAACCTATCTAAATTCCATTCAGGTTGTGCAGCAGATAAAGAATAAGTTATACCAGCTGTCTTTAATACTTTAAAGGCAACATAGCCAGAAGGTCCATCAGTTGATTCAATGAATATACCATCTGTAGGAGTATACGGTGCTGATGAAAGTCCTTGGAATAGACCTATACGCTTTGTAACATTAACTTGAGGTGTGAATACACCAGTAAAGTAACCTAACATACTCTTACCGGGCTGGTAATTCATATGCATTGATGTTTGTCTAATAACATATTCTCCACTGTTACTAGTTGTCATTTTTGTCATGCTATCACCCTTTTGCCAAACACTAGCAGCTCCTCCACCACTAATAATCTCATCAAAGACGTAAGGTAGTTTATCAGTTAGTTGTTTAGCATCAAAAAGAGTCTTAGGATGAGTGACTCGTAATTTACCAAAAGCATCAAGGGCTGCATTATCACCAAAAGGTGTACCGTTAGTATTAGCGCTAGGGCTGTTAATGTCATAAGTTAATACAGCATACTTTGAAAACTCTGCTGTCTCGACACTATTATTAGGATAAGTTCTTTGAACACTAATAGCAGGAAATCTACTATCACCAGTAATCTCTACAAATTTACCTGATTCAGGTATACTAATTTGTTCTCTTACATCACTATTAACACTCATACATTTATTTAAGACAATCATGAGTTTTATATAAAAAAGCAAACACACTGACTAAATAATCGTACAAGTGAATACGAGTTTACAAAATACAATTACAAGATCTTACCTTCCGGGTATAAGATGCTGGTCATTAGTATTAAAATAAGCTCGTTCACTAATGATACCCCAAGACAGGACGAGCAGTAAAAAGCTCGTCCTTTTTTGTTAGGGAACACCGTTATAATAAGGACGAAGCGGATGACTGAAAGGTTAAAAACTTCTAACAAAGGTTCTGGAATAAAGGAACTCTGTTATTATAATAGAGAGAGAAGAAAGCTTAACGACTGCTACTGAAAGTCGTAACGACCGTGTTTGTAACGGCTCGGACCTGAAGAGAGGTGCGATGACAGTAGATAAAAAATAAATATTTTGTCCGCTAGTAGGACAAGGGGCTTCATGCCCCGTGCGGTAAGCGAACAAGAATCTTGAACTGTGTATGCAGGTAGAGATCGAAGACGCGACAACGCCTTACCATTAAGTGGATAATCTTCAGAATTTCGGTGATCTGAAGTAAAAGAAAACACCGTACAATTTCAATCGCGGAGTGAATGTCGATAGGGAGACGTAACGCTCATAGCGTTAAGCATGCAGGTTCGAATCCTCACCGCCGCAACCATTTCAATGATGCACCATTACGAACGGAATCTTAATAAGATTTGTTGGTGAGACTCCAACATGCATCACCAATTTATGCGCCATAAGTGTTACGTTAGCACGGGTTCCTTCCAAGTACTTAGCGTGGGTTAGACTCCCGCATGGCGCACCATTTTATATACGGACGTTAGTCTCGGAGTGAGACGCTTGGTTTGGGACCAAGAAGCGGTGGGTGCGACACCCACACGTCCGACCATTTTTACGGTCATTGAGGGATATTCGTCACTAAGACGTTTGTGCAAGGTAGTCAACATAATACGCAGGTTCTGCAGTTGATAGAAATCGGGTCTTTCGAGGCGTTATCCGGTTAGGAACACATTGCACGATATAGCGACCTGAGCCGTAAATCCATTTTGAAACATTATGATACAACTAACGTCTTGTCATACCCTTAAGTGTAGAGGACTGCATTTGATAAAGCAGTTGTTCAGACTAACGACCTGATGGCAACCTGAAAACATGATGTTTCAATTTATTTTTCTATCGTGGTTTTGATCACCCGAAGTATTCAGAGAAAACGGACTGGAAGATGGTGTAGCTACGCTCTGCGTGGTCAAGCCTCCGGCGAGACAGTATTTGTAGAAAAGCAAAGAAGGATCAATGCAATATCGATTCCATCCCGGAACGAACTTCTTTGGCGATAGATTAGCTTTTAGGAACTAAGATATAATAACAATAATATAATAACAATATGAAGTCAGACTTTTTTGAAAACTACCATAATCACGTCTTTGTACATTCTACAGATTATAAAAGAAAGAAGGATCCTGATTATAATCTAAAGATTACAACGTCAGAAGGTCTGGTATTATCAGAGGGTAATTATTATAATTTGAGAAACGGGCAAATAGTTTATTTGATGGATCAAACGTGTTTAAGTCCTGTAAGACCTTTTTACATGAGAGAAAAAGATACTCGTGAGATGTTAGGCGGTATTTTACCATCAGGTAAATTTATGGACTCTATGGATTGCCTGGTAGATATTGTAAGTTTGCATTCATGCTTTAAAAAACTATAGTTGATAACTCAAACAAAGAGATTAAAATAATATGTAGTGAGTATATTTCATTTTTGTGATACCATTCGGTGAGTTAGGTGCAATATTGCATACAGGCTTGAAATTCCGTGCTGAAGATAATGTCAGTGTATTACAAATAAGGCCGCTACGGTCGTCAGTAGCTAGCTCCAGTCCTGAGTGAGTCGTAGGCCGAAACGCTATGGACATTTTCATTTTCAAATCCGACTTAGCTCAGCGGCAGAGCAGATGACTGTTGTAATGGCAGCTTAAAGTAGAAATACTTTTTGAAAAACCAATCAAATTCGGGGAACGCTTTAAAATGCTAATCCCGAGCGAAGCCTTAAAAGAGGAACGTGTAGAGACTTAACGGTTGGTACCTTAACAGATAATGCTGAAGGTAATGAGAAAGTCCAGACCACAAACTGCAAGGGTAACGAAAGTTATAGTGGTAAGTAATCATCGGGTCCTTGGTTCGATCCCAAGAGTCGGAGCTTTTTTTACTGTTAATTGCACAATATTTGATTAAATAATATAGTTAACAGTAATGAATTACGAGCTTATATACGACAAACTTATAACAAGAGGAAAGGAAAGAACTCTAAAGGGATATAAGGAAGTTCATCATATTATTCCAAGATGTATGGGCGGCTTAGACGAAAAAAGCAATCTTGTTGATCTCACACCAGAAGAGCATTATATAGCACATCAATTATTAGTCAAAATTTATCCTAATAACTATAAATTAATTAGAGCTGCTGCAATGATGATACCTAATAGACTAAACAACAAAATGTATGGGTGGCTGAGAAGAAAGTTTAGTATAGCTCAATCGGTTTCACAGAGTGGTTTAAATAATTCACAATCTGGTACTTTTTGGATTACGAACGGTATAGAAGAAAAAAAAACTGTAAATGAAATACCTCTAGGTTGGAAAAGAGGTAGAATTATTTCATATCATACAGCTAAAGCAAAAGAAGCGAAAAAAAAGCAGATACAACAGAGTATACATCTCAAATTTTTAAACAAACAAAAAGAACTAAGCGATTTATATATTATATACTGCAAGGAAGGATTTAATGGTGTACAACGTGCAGGTTATAAATATTCACAACCTAATCTTGTTAAATCCTTTTCTAAGTATCTTACTAACTTTATTCCGCAAAACGGAAAGAAAAGAGGTAAAGTTTAGTTCGCAAATAATTTTATAAGCCTTCTTAGCTCAGTTGGTAGAGCGCAGAATTTGTAATTCTGATGTCGTCCGTTCGAATCGGACAGGAGGCTCCATTTTTAAAAAATAAAGTCTTTCAACTAGGTGTGCCACTTTATTTTAGTATTGAATAAATAAAAACATGCGATATAGTTATCTAGATATATTTGTAGAGTTTGATCCAAACAAAGCTGACGTTCGTTCCGGTTACGAACTACCACAATACTATACAAATAGCTCATGGAAACCGAATTGGCATAGTGCTAAGAATGGTCTTAGTTTTTATTTTGAAGAACAAGAAGAGCGAGAGTTAAGAAACGGTGGTATAAGAATACCTGAAACGCATAATTTATTTAACTACGGTCTTATAGATCTAGAAATGTTGTATAGAGGTAGTAATCCTAACATTGTTTATTATATTCGAAAAATAGATGAACTGGTACGTGAAGAATTAGCTAAAAGTGGTGTACCTATGACTTTGTATGATGCTGCAAAATATGATACAGAATAATAATATTCTTAACACCTCCTTAACGCCTCCTTAGCACAGCGATAGTGCATCTCATTTGTAACGAGAAGGTCGTCAGTTTGAATCTGACAGGAGGCTTCTTTTACACTCGTAGCTCAGTGGTAGAGCATCTCCTTGATAAGGTGAGGGTCGTTGGATCGTAACCAACCGAGTGTACCATTTTTTAGTTGATCTGCAAAGGGAACTATGTTATAATTAGGAGTAATCAAAATTAAATTATGACATCAACTATTGACGAAATTAAAAACACTGTTAAAACTCATACTGTAATTCCTTTTACAGCACGTGACATCTCATGCTTTACACAGCATAATCAATCAACGCTCGTTATCAACGACCGTTTCGCTGCGAAGAACAATAAATCTATCATGGAAGCTCTCGGCATTCGTAGTAACCTCTCTAAAGATATCTTTGCTAAGCCTGAAGAAAACTGGGGTGTTATTCGCTCTGCAATTAATAACATCGACAAGACAAAGCAATTCTCTGCTATTGTTGATAGTGATGATAATATTGTTACACTAGTAAAGTCAAAGGTAAAAGAACCAACACAGATTAACTTCGATAACCGTATCGATCAACTTATGAACTCTATTACTGGTAGTGCAGTTCATAACTTCCAGAATATTGTCTTTAACCCTGATACGTGTGAAGTAGAAGTAAACGCTATTAATACGGATGAAATTGATTGCGGCTTCGGTGATCTTTGGAATTTTGGTACATCGACGACAGTCGGTTTAATGAATCAACAATTTAAACAATTCTTCAACCGTCTTATCTGCACAAACGGAATGACCACACGACAAAATGTTGCTTACCGCTTAGATAGCGCTAGTAGCAATATCGGTAAGCAGTTCATTAAGTATTCAAGTAACCGCGATGTTATTAATGCTGTACGTCCTCGTGTTGATAAGCTTCGTAATAGTCGTGCATCTCTATATGAGGTTAACGCAGTTGCTAACGAGCTTAAGAAAGAAGATCGTCAAGCATTCTTCCCTAACTATGATAGCATGGTACAAGACTTTTCAGAGCGTGGTTATGTAATGAAAGATATCAGCGCAAAACGTCAACGCTTTATGTATACGAACGAGAACCTCTATGATGTTTTCAATCTTGCTACGAACCTTGCATCACATCAACGCGATGTTATCGGTGCACAAGCCTCTACAGCTCTTAATAAAGTTGCAGGTGAAATGTTCGTAAAAGGACCAGTTCTTGAATTTAGTTTGGTCGATATCTATAAATAATTACATGCAATTTACTACTCTTTTCGAAAAATTAATAGACACAACAGACGAGTTTATTACATTCATAAAGAAAAGAGCAGCAGGTGCTGCAAAGATACAAGCTAGCGCAGAGAAGAAAGGTGGTTATGCAATACTAACCGCCTTTCACTTTGCTGGCAAAGTTAAACCTTATGCTGAAGGTCTAAAGTGGGCTGCAAAAGATAATAGCGCAGAACTCTTTAAAGCTAAGTATAAAGCAGCATACGATAAGCTTAAAGATCTTGACTCTATTTCACAAAAACAATTTCAATTTATCTCTGGGGAAATGGAAGCATATGGGGAGCAGTATATACGATGCGTTAAACCAGGTAGTATTAAGATCAAATGAAAGCCTTTACGCAATACTTCCTCGAATATACCAGGACACGACTAGACAGTAATTGTGTAGAGGATGAAGAAAATATACACAAGCCAGTAAGACCAGGCATATTAAAGCGTCAGGTTAAAGGTAAGATGACATGCTCTAAAGCTAAAGCGTTAAAGTCAAAGCAGAAGAACAAAGGTAACAACACAGCTAAGGCCGCTCAGAGATTTTTAAACTACAGACATTGCAAATAGCGGCATAAAGGTATAAATATACGTATGGAATATATGTATAATGTTTATATAACTACTAACACAGTAAATAAAAAGTTTTATATAGGTGTACACCGCACTAAAAATCTTGATGACGGTTATATGGGATGTGGACATTATAGAGGTCGAAAATTACGCGAGCAATTAGATACAAGACTATTTAGAGCGTTTCGAAAGTATGGTGATGATGCATTTATTACAGAAGTAATACATAGTTTTGATAATGAAGTTGACGCATATAAAAAAGAAAAGGAATTGATTGACATTACCAATAAGAACTGCTACAATGATAAACCGGGTGGTATAGGCGGATTTCATCCTGATACAAACAAAGGTAGAATACTTACTGAAAAAGAGAGGGTGAAATTAAGTGAATCAGCTAAAATAAGATCAAAACTATACCCTTTACAAACAGAATCATTAAAAAAATATAATAAGAGTAGAATTGGTAAGACGTATTCAGAAATATATGGCGATGAGAAAGGAAAAGAGGTATCACTCAAGCGATCAAAAGCTCTTACAGGTAGAAAGCTTTCCGATGAACATAAACGCAAAATGAGCGAAAATAGAAAAGGTAGAGATTGCGGTAAATGTAAAGGTCGTAAACAGGTTTGGGATAATACCAAAAATAAAATAGTTAGATTATCTGTCGCCGATATAGAAGAACAAATGAATAATGGTATAATTATTAACGAGTCTAAAAAAATTACAAAGTTTATAAACGTTAAATATATAAAGATTAAATGAAATAAACTAGACAAGTACAGGAACTCTCATATAATAAGTTATACCAACAATGGCAATTAACTTTCAGAAACTCGAAACGATTACTCGAGCTCTCAAACCTTTTCATCAAACCGGTAGAGCATTCCACACAACATTTGTCTTTAATAAAAAGAAGCTAGTGTGTATTGCGAATAACGATTACTCAAAGCAGCATAGGTATCATAAATTTGGTCACTACAAATCCAAATATCAAGCAGGTAGTTATAGAGCAGGTATTCACTCAGAGTGCTCCGCACTTATTAAGATGGGTATTGAAGATTGCTCACACCTTACCTTCGTTAATGTTCGTATTGATAACGGTGATAGAGTTGCTGTATCTAAACCTTGTGAAAATTGCCAAGCTTTACTTAAAAATATTGGCTATAAGAAGTTATGGTATTATAATGGTCAAAGATATATTTGTAAATAACCAATTAAAATAATATGAGCGCTAGTACCCAGAGAATCATTGAATTTATAATTGTTTTATGTTTTGTTTTAAGCCCTTTATGGTTAATTAGACCTTTTAGATGGATAACAGCAGATCGTGAAGCTCATCGTCTTAGACGTACAGGAATCTTCTCAGCAAGAGCAGTTCGTAAATGGTATGGTTGGATCGTTGTTACAGATAAAAAACAAAAATGAAAAGTGCAGATGTAAAGCAACTAAATGATGTAACAATTTCTAGAAATGAGTATATTGAAGGGCTTGAGAAACAGCTTCAAGAGGAACGAGAAATTGCAGACGCACTCGCTGTTGAACTTTCTTCATGTAGTAATTCTGTTACTTGGATGTTTAATGAAGAAATATCAGAAGCATTGAGACGATGGAGAGAGGCTAGAGAAAAAAGTTAAACTAGTATAGTAGCGAATAAAAAAGATATTTAACCGAAGATAAACGATGACTCTAGAAGAACAAAGAATCAACTTACTCGAATCTTTAGGATGGACTGATCTTAAAAAGATAAATCTTAAAGCTCTCCGTGGAACTTGCCCGAAAGGTAACAAGTATACTATTGCTCCAAACCCATTACGTAGTTTAGATGCTATACAGAGAGCAAAAGAGATCATCGTAAAAGATCTCAAAACTAGAGTTAAATGGATTGGTATATTGAGAGATATTGTTAGTCGTAGAATGCCTACAAATAAAGTAGGTTCTCCTATGACTTCAGATATTGATTTGCATTTTGCTACATGCGAAGAGCATACTGAAGCTTTACTTAGAACGGTAGGAAAATGGAAAATTTAACAAAAAAGCAACACATCGATAAACTTACAGTAGATCTTAGAGCTATTGCTAACAAGTTTGGTATCCTTCTCGATAAGAAAGCTATTATAACTTGGGACAGCAACTGTAAGGAAGTAGGCTTTGAGATTCTAGGGTTTCCTAGCAAGAATCGAACTATGCAAGCAATGTGCGAGCAAAAGCATATACCTAAGTTTATGATTATGAATACCGATAACCAAATTCTTTTTGATATCGATTCTTATATTGCGTTAGAGTGTTCAGTAGATAGATTTAATAAAGGAGCATTTATGCGACTTGAATATCACATTACACAAAACTACAACCATAAAGAACTAATATTGTAAACGGAACTTTAATATAATTAGGTATGAACGTAAAAGGTAAAGCTTTAATTGAAATTGAACTAAGCGATAAAGATCAGATTGATATAACTCTGAAGACGCTTAAACGTGTAATGAATTGGCCAGAAGACGCTTATATCGATGAAGCAAGTGGTGATCTTATTCGTGATGAAGTATGTTATACGTCACATTCATTTACTGATCATATTCATATTAGAACTGCAACAGAAGACGATAAAGCGTTTCAACGCATACTTAGCAAATTCAGATACTCATGCAATATTTTATCATAAATATTGTGTATCATGAATATATTCTTATCTCTTATTCGTCTAATATTTAAAAAGCGTTTAACGAGGAAAGAAAAAAGAGATATTATAAAACGTTTAAAAGCTAAAAAGAAATTATTTAAAATAAAAGGTGATGGTATCTAAAAACATCTTGATTAAAACAAATTATACTTTACAATATTAATATATGACTAAGACAACAGAACAACTAATTGAACTTGCTGGTATTTTCTCTGTAGATGATGAGAAATTTATTAAAGGTAATGCATCTGCATCAACTCGTGCTCGTAAAGCGTTGCAAGAAATCATTGCTGTAGCTAAAGCTCGTCGTAATGAAATTACTGCAGAGAAGAATGCTCGTAAAGAAGCTAAAGCTTCCACATAAGGAACTTTATTATAATTAGATACGACCTGAGCATGTCATTAAAAGGCTTTAATGGGGCGGTAGTTAAAAGGTAATAACAGGTGCTTCATAAGCTCTCATTCTGTGTTCGAGTCACAGTCGCCCTACCAAATATAATCTCTAGCAAAATTAGCCATAGCCATATTATTATTCTTTGGTGGTTCATTTGATAAACGTAAAGATATACCTCGCTGCTTATCAGCAATAGACATAGGTATATTATACCATTGATTTGTATCAGGACAGTACACTAAAAATAAATCTATTTCATCTGAACTGTATTTTTTATAAATAGGCTTACCGTCTTGATCTCTTCGACCGTTTTGAGGCTTTGTAAATGATATCTGAATGGTATTATTATAAGAGCTAATATATTTAATTTGAACTTTTTGAAAAGTATTGTTAGTGTATGTAACATAATCGATTCTACCGCCGGCCGTGCTCGGGATAAAAAGCTCAATACCTCGCTTAATACATTCTAACTCAAAAAGCTTTTCAGCAATATCTCCTTTAATCCTAGGATCTTCTAAACGTTTATCAGTATCTTTCATATTAATATTTAGTCCAACGGACAATATAACCTACGCTCTTTTCAAAGGAACTTCAATATAATTAGACATGATCAAATGCTTACAGTTACCAAAAGAGCCTTTTACCGTTCTTATCTCAGGTGGAATTGATAGTATTGCGGCAGCACACTGGCTTAAAGTGAAATATCGAAAAGAGTTTTCTATTTTACACTTTAATCATAATGTTCAAGAAGCTAATGCTGCAATGGAAGATGCTGTAAGTTCATTCGCTAAAAATTTTGATATTCTTGATTATTGCGTCTTTACAAGAAAAGATGTTTACTATAAAGATCTATCTGAAAACGGTCTTAGAGAGTTTAGATTGTCTGCTATGAGTGAAATTGGTGGTAATTTCATTACCGCGCATCACCTTAACGACTGTGTAGAGAATTATCTTGATAACTGCCTTAAAGGTACACCTGAGTATAAGCCTATTCAAGAGAGTACAGCATTTGATAATTTCACTATCTTTCATCCCTTTCTAACAACAACCAAACAAGATTTTATTAATTATGTTAATGAAAATGATTTAATGAAGTATATTGTTGAAGATCCTACAAATAGTGAAAATAATTTTAAACGTAATTGGATCAGAAATAAGCTTGCAAAAGAGATTTATGATCGTAATATCGGTATCGAGAAAGTAGTCCTTAAAAAATTCTACGTTAAATAACATATATGGGAGTGTAACAGAGCGACCTTCTAAGTCGTGCCTTTATAATACTGTAATCGGATTGGTTTGGGGGTTCGAATCCCTCCACTCTCACCATTTAAAAGGAACTATAATATAATAATCTCATGAACGAAAAAAACAAACAACAACAATGCATTCTTCATGGTGAAGCAATGATCTTCGGATCGATACTTCCAGAAGATGTAACCGAAATCACTCCATCCAACAAGGAGTATCACATTATTGCAGATAGCGAAACTACTGGCAACCATCATGTTATTGATGCTGTACCTGGTGTTCGTTTCTTCAAGAGTAAAAAGGGAACTACGTATATGCAGAACGATAAAAAGACTGCAGTGCGCTGCGTTCTCAAGGATCGTCACTCAGCTATTACCATCGCTCCAGGCACTTGGGAATTTGGAATCCAACAAGAGTATGATCACTTTGCACAAAACCTGCGTGCAGTTCGTGACTAATCACAAATTTATATTATGAAAGAAAAGATTACTGAGTTGACTGATGAGCAAAAGGCAAAGATGCCTGAGTATGTCGATAAGTGGATTGAGATTGGTACAAATACCGATCGGCTGGATACTACAACAACTCGTAAAACAGTTGATGGCTTTCGTAAGCTTATCAACTTGGAAGTTGATGTCCCGTTGCTCGTTGTAAAGAATCCTATTGAGGGTTGGGTAGCATCTGCTCTCGCTCTTCAAGACGTAGCGTTTGAAGACATTCCTGCAGAGATGGTATTGGTCTTTAATGGCAATCCTAAGAAACGCGAAATTCCCAAGGCCACAATGCCATGGCAAACGGGTTCATTCTTTGCTGCTTCATTCTCGTTCTATGACTATATGCTTGAAGTTATAGGTGTTGAATTTAACGCTGAACTTTGGGCAAAGTATAAGACATGGGAAGCGACCTCTCAGCTTGGTTGTATCTATCCATTGGCTGCTATGACCATCGTGTCTGAAAAACCATTGGAGATTCATCTCAACGAAGCTCGTGTGCTGCATCGTGACGGCGGTCCTGCACTTGTCTATGACGGTATGGGAGACCTTATGATTTATTCTCTTAACGGTGTTCGTGTTCCTCAAGAGCTTGCTGAGACTGATGCAGAGAAGCTCGATTTGCAACAATATCACTCAATCACAAATGCTGATGTTCGTGCAGAGTTTGTTCGTAAGGTTGGTATTGAACGCTTCTTAGATAGTGGTAAGCTTGTTGACTCTTATGAGAAATATGATAAGACTACTCATGATTGGTGGCATAAGAGTGAGTATGAGTTGTATGATATGAGTAATATGTTTGATGGTTTGAGCTATGCTCCTTATCTTAAAATGACTAATCAGACTACTGGAATCTATCATATGGAAGGTGTCAGTCCCGATTGTCGCACTGTCAGTGCTGCTCTTAAAGAGCGATTCGGTGGACGAGATTTTGTTATTTCGGCTATTGCATAACGGATTAAATCCCAATGTATGAATTTTGATGTAACAAAAGTAATTGAGGATTCTGTTCGGGATTCTGTTTGGGGTTCTGTTGGGGATTCTGTTCGGGATTCTGTTGAGTATTCTGTTGAGCGTTCTGTTGGGAATTCTGTTGAGGATTCCGTGTGGATTTCTGTTAGGAATTCTGTTCAAGTTTCTGTGAGCGATAAACTAAGTGAGTATGAATTTTGAGGTAAGTAAAGTAATTGAGGATTCTGTTGGGAGGTCTGTTGAGGATTCTGTCTGGGATTCTGTTTGGGATTCTGTTAGGGTTTCTGTTTGGGCTTCTGTTTATGTTTCTGTTTGGAATTCTGTTGAGCGTTCTGTTAGGGTTTCTGTACAAGCTAAACTAGATGAGTATGAATTCTAATATAACAAAAGCAATTAAGGGTTCTGTTTGGAATTCTGTTGAGCGTTCTGTTAGGGTTTCTGTTCTGAGGTCTGTTAGGGGTTCTGTTGGGAATTCTGTTGAGCGTTCTGTTAGGGATTCTGTTAGGAATTCTGTTAGGGTTTCTGTACAAGCTAAATGCAATGAGTATGAATTTTAATGTAACAAAAGCTGTTGATAATTCTGTTAGGTATTCTGTTGGGAGTTCTGTTTACGATTCTGTTTGGGATTCTATTAGGGATTCTATTCGGAGTTCTGTTGAGAATTCTGTTTGGGATTCTGTTCAAGTTTCTGTGAGCGATAAACTAAGTGAGTATGAATTTTAAGATTGATATAGCTAGGAACTATCATATAATTAGACATGCCACGTTGCATTCCATAAACAATAGTATAAACTAAACTATATGGCAAAAACAACAACTAGCACACGCAAAAAGACAATTAAGGTCGGTTCAACAACTATTCGTAAGACAGTTACTGTTTCACGTACAGTAAAGACACCAAAGGCTCCTCGCGTTAAAAAACCTAAGAAATAAGGTCTATTACCGTGAAGTAATCTACACCAAACGTCTACCTCACGTTACGAGGTTCACTCTCAAAACATGATTGTCTATCTACACGGCTTTAATAGCGCATACAATCCCGACTCCGATAAGATTGCAGCTTTATCCAAATTGGATAAGATATATCCATTATCGTATAATTCCTTTGACGCATACGATAATATATTACGTTATATATTAACAGAAACAGAGCACCTTGAAAACTTGGTGTATGTTGGAACGTCCCTCGGTGGTTTTTACGCTGCAAATTGTGCATCAAAGCTTGGTGTACCGTGTGTTCTTATTAATCCTGTAGTTCGTGGATCTTTTATACAAAGTAATGCTATCTTTGTTAAAGATATACCTATGACTAATTTTGTTACAGGTGAAATTAACCATGTAACCCAACCTATGATTGATTCATATGAAGGATTGGATATTAAAGAACTGGATTATGTTTGTAAACCTATGCTTTTATTGGATCTGGATGATGAACTTATAGATTCTCAAGATACAAGCGATCATTTAAAAGGTATTGTTTCCTCCTCGTCAGTATCTTATCTAGGTGGAAGTCATCGGTTTGATCATATTGACTTAGCGCTACCATCCATAGAACTTTATCTTAATGACGAAAGCTCTTACATAGCAAAGGAACTATAATATAATTGTATATGAGCGTTTTTTTTATATCTGACCCACACCTCGGTCATAGAAACATTGCAAAGTTTCGAGATTTTGTGGATTCTACACAACACAACACCGAACTATTTGTCGATGATTGGAGTAAGACCATCAGAAAAAATGATGTGATCTACATGCTCGGTGATGTCGCTTTTGATAACGATTCGCTTAAGCTTATTAGCACTCTACCTGGACGCAAAATCCTTATTAAAGGTAACCATGATGATATGGTGTCAACAGCGGATCAAGCAACTGTTTTTCAAGAGATTCATGGTATGCTTAAATACAAAGGAATGTGGTTGACACACTGCCCAATTCATCCAGATGAAATGCGTGGCCGTAAATGCAACATTCACGGGCACGTGCATTCTAAGACGGTCATGCGAAGAAAGAATATCTTCTGGAAAGAAGAAGATCCTCGATATATCAACGCCTGCGTCGATGTTGTCTATCCTAAATATGGATCAATGTTTCTGAGTCTAGATCAGATCAAGGAAATGATTTAAAGGGCGTCCTTAGGGTTCGACGTGACTCTAACGAGTCGCGGACGGGGTTCGATTCCCCAACGTCCACCATTTTACAAAAGTAACAGAACACTATTATACTATATATATGCAAGAATATATTGTTGAATTTATTGACCCACAATTTGAAGAAACTCAATTTACACGATGTAAGGGTCTAGATAGAACTGATGTGAGAGATATATTTTACGATAACAATCCTAACGTAGAGAGAATTGTAAAATTAACTAGAGTACATGCTTTAGAAGCATAAATATACACATGACAGATCATTATCTTCAATTTCTTTCAGAAGCTAAAAAAGCTCCAGCAACCACACCCACAAAGGCTTCTACAAAGTCTCCTTACGCGGCACCAAAAATGCCAGAAAGACCGTCTTTTATTAAACCTGTGACGAGTAAGTCTGATAGGAGTATGTATAAACAACTATCAGATATTATTGCAAAAGCTGGTAGTAATTCAGATGTTAATTATACTAATGAAGGTCTTGTTGAGATGGACTACAATGGACTTAACCTTGCACTTAATGTATTAGATGAATTACCGTCATCGAGAAATTTAGGATATTCTGCTATTATTTACGGTGAAGCTGGTATTGGTAAGTCAGCTATTTTCTCACAAAGAGGTAAAGCGAGAGCGGCTGCGTTAGGTAGAACATTTATTGAAATGACAGATCTTCTCAAAGCAAATCCTACTATCGATAAGCTTGAGAAAGCACTTAAAACACACTTTGTTTACATTAACGTAGCTGCTAGTACGATAGATCCCACTCTACTATCAGGTATTCCTGATCCAACATCACCAGAAAAGAAAGGTTATTTAACAGAGCTTCCTGTACCGTGGGTTGCGATTATGACAATGTCACCAGACTCTGCTGGATTTTTATTCTTTGACGAATTAAACCAAGCAAATCAAGATGTACAAAACACACTGTTTGATATTACAAACTTTGATGAGAGAACAATCGCACGTAAATATACTATTCAAGGTGATTGGAGAATACATTGTGCTGGTAACTGGGGTGAAGGTTATAGCATTATTGATCTAGTACCTGCTCTTAAAGAGAGATTAGCACCTTATTTGCTCAAACTTGATTTCGAAGGTTGGGCTAAATGGGCTGAAAAATCAAAAATGCCTGGTACAGATAATCCTATAATACATCCTATATTAATGGATTTCATCTCTGATGATCCAGATGTTAACTTTTACGATAGACCGGCACAAGAAGGTGATCCAACAAAAAGACCTAACCCACGTAACTTAGTTGCAACCTCTGGTGCAATTTATAGAGTTATCGGATCAAAAGATAGTTTTAATAATATTACTAAAGATCAGTGGTTTGAGCTTCAAGCAAGCGTTAGTTCTATTTGTGGTAAGCAATTTGGTGAAGACTTTAAGCAATTTGTTATAGCTAACTCGCTTATTGATGTCGCTGAGATTCTCAGTAAACCTGAAATGCTTGTTAAAGGTCCTGGAGTTAACGAAAGTCAAGTAACGCAAAACTTATCGGTTTTCAAAAGTAACCTTCGTAATTTTGTTAAAAAGTTTGATGATAGCTTTACAGCTGCTAAAACAGAAGAAGCAAAAGCAGATCTTGTTGATACAGGTCTCGCGTACTTATTCGTTATAAATTCAATATATACTGTTGAACCTAATACAGCATCTATTCTCTTTTCTGCTATCGCTAATAAAGCGATGATGGATGATCTTAAGCTGTTTAGAAGTCATATAGTTAGTACTCTTAAATCAGCTGATAATACAGAAGGTGTTACATGGGTTATTAATATGATTAATGAGATTATAACTGATGTTACTGGTAACGCTCGAGCCTTTGCAGGTGAAGATGAAGAAGAAGCAGAAGATATTGCTGTACCAGCTATGAGTCCTGAAGCAGCTAAAAAAATTAACGACATACTTAATAAGTTTAATTCTCAATTGAAAAGCGGTACACTACCAAATTACGTATGAGATGTTTTAATGAGCAATTTAGAGAGCTTTTAAAAGAGTATCCTAATGATACTAACTGTAAGTCATCATTAAGATTTATTGAAGGTGTTGATAAGTCAACAGAAGAATGGTCTGAAGAAAGAGTTAGAAAGTTTCTAGCTGGGTTACGGTTTGAATTAAAAAAACGTAACCAGTACTTTGGTTATTTGATTGATAAGATTAATATTAAAGTCGTTGATCCAAATAATCAAACTTTTAGAACGATGGCTGTTGATAAGGATCACAACTTATATATTAATCCTGAGTTTACAAGACGTATGGTTTCAGGGTTAGAAGAGGCTGTCTGGGACCCTGGTGTAGAGGAAGAGAATGCAAAAGACCCTACACTTGATGACTTTAATACATTACCTATGGGTAGTAAGCTATTCTTAGGTATTATAGCTCACGAGCTTCTGCATATCTTTAAAGATCACGTAGCACGTGGACATAATAAAAGACAGTTAGTTAATATGTGGAACCAAAAAATTTCGTTGTGGAATATCGCAACAGATATTGAAATTAATGATGAGTTAATTTATAAGTGGGGATACTATATGATTAAAAACGGTATAATCACTAATCCTGATGGTACATTTGAATTCAATGGTACGCTATTACCTTGTCGTGGTAAGTCACCAGAACGCATCTATAGAGAATTAATATCTCTACTACCACCAAACGAAGGTGAAGACCAAGGCGAAGGTGAAGGTGATCAACCTGATGAGCCTATTGCTGTCGGTGATATTATATACGATAAAAAATCAAATAGGTATGGTGAAGTTGTTACTATTGATAGTAATGGTAATGCTAAGATTGTAGAGTTATCTGAAAAAGAAGCTAAGCAAAAATCAAAAGAAAAAGGTTAAGCAATGAAAGCATTTAAAACTAATATAAGTGACTTACAAAAAGTTAAGGTAGGTAAGCCTGGTCAAGGTCAAGGACAAGGTCAAGCTTCCGATAAATACAAGGTATTACCTGATGATGCAGATGAAGGTAATGATGGTGATAGTAAAGATGGTGATAGTAAGCAAGGAAACGAACCTAAACCTGGTTCTATACCGACAGTAAGTACGCAAGGTAGTGCTGCGCCTATTATTGATATTATACCAGATGATACAACTTTTGAAGAGATGTTTGGTGATGCGGAAGTATTACCTGGATCTGATGGTACACCAGGCGGTAAGGGTGATAAGCCTGTTATGACACGTGAGGCTATGAGGCAAGCTATTGAGCAAGCTAACAAAGATCAAGAGGCAGCAATTAAAGAAGCAAGTAAATCTAGAGGTCAAGGGAAAGGTGGTAAGCGTATCGGTGTGCCAGCTGACTTTCCCACTAAAACAGATTGGGCTAGAATTCTTAAAAACCTTATATCAGAGACAAGACCAGGTAGAGCGACATTTTCTAAAATTAAAAAATCAACATTCGGGCAAAGATTTGGTGGTGTAGAGCCTATAATGCTACCTGGAAGAGGTGTTGTTAAGGATGTCGGTAAGATCATTGTTGCTATTGATACATCTGGTTCTATTAGTGATAGTATTATGAATGGATTTCTAAGCGAACTTAAAAAAATATATAATGCCTTTTCGCAGAGTAAAACATTTGCCGTGAAAGTTATTCTATGGACAGATGGTCCTTATGCTGATTCTCCTGATTTTGGCGCAAAAGACTTTAATAAATTAAAACAGTGGACAAATCAAAATTTTAGTTCCGGTGGTACATCTATGGATCCTGTTGTGCAGTTTATAAATTCTAAATACAACAATGGTGATTATGTTGGAAATGTTTGGTTTACCGATGGTCAGGTAGAAAATTTAAAAACTCAATTACCTGATGCTTTTCAGTTTGTTGTTATTAATGGCTACCAACCAGCGCTTGTAGGTAATTTTATAGCAGATATGAATAAGCTTAAACCACGTAATAAAAAGCTATTATTTCTCAGAACAGATTATAAGTAAGGAACTTGTTTAAAATAAGGTAGAAATAACATTCTCAAACAATAAATAAATATATGAAGAAAAGTGATATTAACAGCATGGGTGATATTTTCCAACGTATGCTTACAGAAGCAGCCGGTGATATGAGTGCAGCACAATCAAGTGGTGGTGATCTTTATAGCTACGGTCCGGAGAATTTACGCGAAAATAAATACATTGATAAAGGTGGTAAGGTACTTGTACGTTTCTTTACTAAGAGACCAGCGTCAGAAAATGAAAATGATGTGCTGCATAATGCAGATGGTCCTGCTGTTATCTTCGGTGAAGGTGGAGAAGGTGATGAGTTTTTCTTCCTTAACGGTGAAAGAATTGATATGAGCGATCCAGCTGAGGCTAAAAAATATAGAGCTGCAGGTGCTGAAATATCATATCGTGGACAAGAAAAAGAAATTACAGGTAAGTCTGATTTCGGTGATCTTGGCGCCTTTAACTAATATTAATTACTATTCAAAAACCTCACTAGATTATCTAGTGAGGTTTTTTTTGTTGATATTGCTAAAACCTATCGTATAATTAAGTTATGATAGAAGCTAAAATCGCAAGAGAGCTAGCTGATAATATCAAGTCAAAGACAGCTCTCAAACAAATCGAAACTATAAACGAACGTATACAAAAAGCAGCAACTGAGGGACTGTTTAAAATTGATATTACACATGAAGATATTTCTCCGTGCGTTGAGCATTATTTAACGTTTCTTAAATATAAAATTACCAAGGTTCTTGATGATAATCAGTATGTAATTATGAGAGAGATTGCCTGGTAAAGGAACTCTGCTATAATAAGTTATGGATATCGAGATCGTACCATCTGTAAAGTATGGTAACTACAAAGGATTTTTAGGTCAGGCGCGAGACTTTGAAGGTATTATTCAAAGAAGCGAATCGAAAGTTAGAAAGTATATTAACTTACCTGACCAGGTAAAAGTTGTTTTGCGACCGATTCGTGATGTACTAGGTACTGCGGCGACGTATAAGGTAAAGTCTATTCCTCTTTATACCGTTGAGATTGATGTGCGTCAGACTCTCAATGAATTTTATGATACATTGCTACATGAGCTTGTTCATATTGAGCAGTACTTTGAAGATCGTTTAAAGCTTAGATCGGAACTCTTCTATTCTATATATGAAGGACGAAAGATTCGATTAGTGTCTCATAAGTCTGACGAATATTGTAACCTACCTTGGGAAGAAGAAGCAACTGAACGAGCAACAAAACTAAAGCGTATTATTTATTATATATGAAACTACTATGGCAAACCTACTATAAGATGAAACTTGGTAGCAGTTATGAAACTGTTATCAATAATGCAAAACTTACAGAGCAATATACTACAGACGCTACCGCTGGTAGGATCTCTATCTTCTATAATAAAAAGGGAGAGCTTATTCGTGGTTGGCATAAAGCTCCTACTAAGTTTAGAACACTTAATACGTTAGTAGAGTATTACTCTTCTAAGTAACGTTTGAGTCTATTATTTGACTTTATCTAATACGCAGAATTATATAATAATAACATATATTAACAATGAAAAAGAAGACTTGGTACTTGGTAGAAACTGCTTCAGATCGTATGGGAGGAAATGGTTCTCATAGAAGTATGGATGAGGAAGAATTGCTTAGTCAAAGCAAAGAGTTTCTTAAATGTCCGTATATTAGCTTCTATAAGTTAATGAACAAAGACGATTTGATCGCATCAAAAAATGCTTTAAAAAACAATAAAAAGAAAAAAGAAGCATACACAATAGCCATAACTTGTAGCGCTGGAACTGCCATTGCTGGAAAATATAAAGCAAAGAGCAAAGAGGAAGCTATCAAAGCGGCAAAAGCGGAACATGGTGATCAATGGACATATTATGTTTGGGAGAATCCAGATAAATGAAAATACACTACTACGAATACACCGATGATGGAGAGTGTGATGGAAATTTTAATAAGCTTTGAGGGAACATAGATACAATTAGGTATGAGCAGATACGCTGTAATTTATCGCATCCAAAGTCGCCTCATCTATGAGGAACTATTCGATAACTATGAAGACGCATGCGTGTCGTTATCAGATTGGGACAGTATGAGCTTTCATCATACTGCTTCAATAGAAATCATCTAAGGGAACAACCGTATAATTAGGGGTAGAGAAAATAAAATATGAAACTCGGAATCGAAAAAACAAAATTCACTAAAGTATCTGAAATTGAAATTCCTTCAATTTTTTATAACCGTATGCTAACTGGTATCAAAGAGTTTGATGAACTCTTCGGTAATGGTATTCTACCTGGTAGCGCGGTTACTGTAACTGCTCAAGCAGGTTGCGGTAAGACTACGTTCCTTCTTCAGCTTTGCGAAGCTCTTGCTGCTAACGGCTATGACGTAGGTTATGCTTCTGGTGAAGAGAATCAGTATCAGCTCGCTTTTAACTGTAAGCGTCTTAATGTTCGTAACGTTAATATCGCTAACGAAACTGATATCGATACTCTTGCTGCAGAAATGAAAAGCCTCGATATTATCGTTGTTGATTCGTTTCAAGCTCTTACGTCTGAAACTAAGATGAATCATGCTGAGCTTGAACGCTATGCTGTTCAGACTCTCTGTCAAGCTGCTAAGGCTAATGAGTGTGCGATCTTCTTCGTTATGCATTTGACTAAGAATGGTATCCTTAAAGGTTCTACTCTTGTACCGCATTCGGTTGATGTTAATATGCAGATCGAGCTTGATCCTGAGGTTGACGAAACTGCTCGTGTTATCAATATCTACAAGAATCGCTTTGGTACTTGCGGTAACTATAGCGCTATGATGACTTCGCGAGGCTTTGAGCTCTCCGGTAAGAAAGAAGTAGTTAAGGCTAAGTCTAAGAGTACGCGTCAGAAGGAGCAGCTTGATGCTATCATGGCTATCAACGAACCACCGCATCTTACTAAGGAGGTTGTCATCAAGACTCTTAAGGTTACTTCGTCGCAAGCTTATTTGCTACTGAAAGAGCTTATTGATTCTGGTAAGCTTAAGAAATTTGGACGTGGGCAGAATGCTATCTTCAAGCATGTTAAGACTATTACGAACGTTAAAGCCTTGAATATTTAAAGAACGACGTTATAATAAATGTATGACTCAAATTGAATCTTGTCTTGAAGCAGAAATTACTCATCTGTATGAAGTGGTTAACCTTTTACGCGAAGAGATTAAATTGCTACAACACGATGTTGATGTTTTGAATAGTAGACAAACTAAAAACGACGATAAGGAACATCACTACAATTAAGGTATGAACGAAAACTATATTATTTTAATTGATTACTCTAACGGCTCAGTTGACTATCGTGGGTTCGAAACTTATGCGCAGGCTAAAAAGTATCTTGAGAAAGAGATAGAACCTAATAAATATATCGAGTACGCTCAAATCGTTGAAGCAACACCGAGGTATGGATGGTCTAACCCGAATTGCTGCCCCGAACAAGATTTTTTAACATGAAAAAACTAATCGCTGTATCTCTATTGTGTCTATCATTCTGCTCTTGTATGATTGTGGATCCGTATCCTGTTACATATTCGGAGCCCTGTGTGCAGCCTGTTTATAGATACTACGCTCCACCTATCATTACGACATATCGACCTGTATATGTTAGATCTTACTACGCACCTCAGCGTTATTGCTATAGATATTATCAACCTAGATATAATAATCATTGCCGTAAATAAGTCTTGTAATTATATTCTATCACTGGATAAATATATCATATGAGAGTAACGGTGGGGGAGTTAGATAACGGTAAAGTATATTTCACCTTTAGTAGAGATAATTTTTCTATCTATAATGAGATGTTATATAAAACAGTCGGTAAGAACCAACCGACAAAAGTTGGAAAAGATAGTTTAACAAAATTAACCAATACCGTCTATAAAGACAACTACGGGTTTTTCTATCTAACTGAAGAACATCCGTTCTTTAATGCCGCTGTTCTTTATAGCTCTTGTGTTACGTATAGAGTTGCTAATAGCTTAAAGATATCGAAGTTACTAGAAGATATTGCACATAATGTTAAACTGTCTTTTCTCGACGCGTCAAGGTCTTATAATGAAAGACAAACTAAATAATACCTTGTTATTTACCGCTTGTAGTATATAATGAAGTATGATTAACAAGAGTAAAGCTTCACTACAACTAGAACTACTATCAATTAAGAAGCGCATTAAACTATTAATGAATTTTAGGAACTACGGAGATGTTCTCGGTAAGTCAAAAGAAGATGATAAAAGAGACTTAGCCGATCTTGTTATTAAGCAAAAAGATATTGTAAATAAGATTAAAAAGAAAGGCGCAGTAGAAGAATAGTATAAATAACTATATGCGTTTTAGTTGTATAGAATTTGATCTTGGAGAAGAAGATGCTTATTACAGGTATAGAGATCTAGTTGCAACTGGTTCTGCTATACAAACCGAAGAAGATTTAACCGATCCTTACTTTCCTTGGATAATGGAAAAGGATTTTCAATGGTATGTAGAAAGGTCAGAAGACGGATACCAGGTATTTACCGTAGCGTTTCACGAGGCGCATCCATTCTTTAATTGCTTTCTACTTAGATCGATGAGAGATCCCTCGAGTACAGGTGTATATTTGTTTAAGGAAAAACACTCGCTTATACCTCTTGATGTAGTAGAGACATGGTTGTTACAATTCTGGAAAAATTATAAAAGACGTAATAAAAAAGTAAAGGAACTCTAATATAATTAGATATGGGACATAAAAACTATATCAGTCTTGTTGACGAAATTGTACGTAATGCAGAGAACGAAGTTGATTGTTTCTCTGATACAAAAGAAGAAGCGGAAAGTCTTTGCGATTATCTTGAGCGTCGTATTAAAGATCTTTGTGATAATATTAAAGCAGGATTCAGCGATACGGAACTCTGATATAATAAAGATATGGTAAATCTAAACGTCTACGTTGAGAAGGTTTGGGCTGAGACAACTATTGAGGGTAAGCTATCAGCCTTCACAGAGCTTGTAAATGTGTCACACGCAAAGAAAGAAAAGAAAGTGTTAACTCTCCGTCAGGCAGCAAATTGCTCGATGCAGAAACTTGATAGCCTTGCAGTAAACTACTCTATGGCCGGTGCTGGTTTAAAAGTAATTAAAAAATAACCTTGAAAATTAAAGGAACAGTTCTATAATGGTATAGAAGGCGGTAACGCCAACAAACAAACAAAACAAAGAAAATAAAAATATGAAGAAGAGCAATGAAACCTGGAGCCAATACCTTAGCAACAAAAGTGTCCGTCCTAAGACGTTCAATGTTACCATGCGCCGTAATAGCCGTGGTGAATTCATTGTTCTCGGCGGTCAGTCGCTAATGGAAGTTAACGATGGTCACAACAGTGATTGGGTTAAAGTTAATAGTCGTTCGCTTGTAAAAGCAATTACTGAGTCTGGTATTACCGTACTATAATATAACCGTAATATAAGCCCTGCTGCGCATTACACGCAGCAGGGCTATTTCTTTTTATAAATACCTGTATGAATAACGTTATAAAATGGCTACAAGGGTTTATGGTTGGTATTAAGTCATTACTATCGTATACAAGAGTGACCCAAGAAGGGTGGCAATCACGCGTATTGAATGGTAATGAGTCGTATGAAAGCTTCTGGTCGTGGCAAAGAGGCTGCAGAGCAGGGTTTAGTCTACGCAACAAGTTTTAATGGAACAGTTATACAATAATGTATGAGCTTAGATAAGGCAGTACACCACGGCAAAGAACATCGCAAACCGTATCGCGGTTCAAAGGCATTTGATTGTAGTTGCCGTAACCATGGTAGTTGCAGTTATTGTGAAGGTAATCGTACCTTGTTTGATAAGAAAGCACGCCAACGAACACAAGGCCAAGAAGATGAATTTTTCGGTTATTGGCATATGTGTGATCCAAGTGATGCCACTGAGGCAGCATATGAAGAGCGTCTCAAGCAAATTGATGTTGATCCACACGACTTTGAAACTCGTAGGGAGTTAGATATGTAAAGGAACTAAGATATAATAATAATATGGAATATAATAATATGGAATACAATTGTACATCGTCGCTGCTAGTTCTCGCAATGAAGTTTAAAACAAAGTCTGCTTTTGATACAGGTTATACCTGTCTTAATGGTAATAACTTTAAGTTTGACAATCATAAGGATGCCCTCACGCTTCTCTTCTTTACAGATAAACAACTTGAAGGTGCTGTGTTTCAAGTTCAAGCTGCTGGGCTTGTAGAGGGTGTAGATTTTACTCTTGAAGACTCTATGTAGGTTTAACTTTTAACGAATAAATAACTGTATGGCTGAGCAGTACATAAAATCAGAATACGGTAGAACGTCTTACTATAAAGACTCGGAGATGAAAATACTTCATCGTGAGGATGGACCTGCTGTTGAATGGGATGACGGAAGTAAAGAATGGTATATAGATGGTAAGAGGCATCGTGAGGATGGTCCTGCAGGTGTTTATGTTAGTGGTCGTAAAGAGTGGTATGTAAATGATATCATTCATCGCACTGATGGTCCAGCCATTATACTACCTAATGGAAAAAAAGTGTGGGTTGTAAATGGTAATTTTCACCGTCTTAATGGTCCGGCTGTTGATTGGCCTAACGGGCATAGAAGGTGGTACGTAGATAATGTCTTTATTTTTGAGCTCAACGGTAGCGATTCTTTGAAAGATAGAATGGAATAATAATATGGCTAAAGAATATACTAAAGTAGACAGATTAGGTAGTAAGTCTTACTTCAAAGACCCTGCAAAGACTATACTCCACCGTAGAGATGGTCCTGCTATCGAACATTATGAAGGTAGTAATCAGTGGTGGTTAAATGGTAGACGACATCGCTTAGATGGACCTGCTTTTGAATATGCTTTTGGTTATAAAGAGTGGTTTGTAAATGGTGTCTTTATTTTTAATACAGGAGAGAATGGACAATTAATAGATAGAATGGAATAATAATATGGCTAAAGAGTATACTAAAATAGACAGACATGGTAGTAAGTTCTATTACAAAGACCCGGAGATGACTATACTCCATCGTAAAGATGGTCCTGCTATTGAATATTATGAAGGTGGTAAAATGTGGTATGTAAATAATAAGTCTCACCGTCTTGATGGTCCTGCTGTTGAACGAGCGTGGGGTATTAATGAATGGTGGGTAAATGATGTGTTTATGTTTACGGTATCAGTAAATATTGCGTCAAAGACTGACATGAAGATAATACATAGAATGAGGTAGCAAATTAAAGGAACAATGTTATAATTGTAATATGACTCCGCAATATATCTATATCAATAAGTTTGGTACGAAATTCTACTTTAATGATGAGAGGATGACTACTCTACACCGTGAAGATGGTCCTGCTGTAGAATATGTTACAGGCTACAAAGCGTGGTGGGTAAACGGTATTAGGCATCGTACAGATGGACCTGCAGTAGAATACGGGGATGATGGTGGTAGAGCTTGGTACATTAACGGTAAGCTCCTTACCGAAGAGCAATTTAATAAGGGTGTTGTAAACGAAACTATTCTTACTATGGATGAGATTGCTGCTAAGTTTGGTGTGGATGTTAAGGCACTTAGGATTATTAAATAGAGAAGCATCTCTATAAATATATGTAATGGCTAAGCAGTATATAGAGATAGATAGTTATGGTGATAAGTTTTACTACAAAGACCCAGAGAAGACTATTAGACACCGAACAGATGGACCTGCTACGGAATTTATTAATGGTTATAAAGCGTGGTATGTAAATGGTGTACTTCATCGTGTAGATGGTCCTGCTGTTGAACATGTCAGAGGTGATAAAACATGGTATATAAATGGTGTGGTTGTATTTGAAACTGATAGAAGTGGTAATATATTACGTAGGATATTAGAGTAAATAATAGTATGGCAAAGCAATATATAGAAACAGATAAGTATGGTAATAAGTTTTACTACAAAGACCCGGAGATGACTATATTCCATCGAACAGATGGTCCTGCTATTGAATATAAAGCTGGTAGTAGAGAGTGGTTTGTAAATGGTAAACATCACCGTCTTGATGGTCCTGCTCTTGAATATGGTAATGATAGACATAAAATGTGGTATGTAAATGGTGTGTTTATGTTCGAGACCGATAGGGAGGGTAACATAATACGTAGAATGAGGTAGTAAAGGGAACTACCGTATAATAAGGTATGATCAATAATCAAACGAAAGGTAACACGCAATTACAATCATTGTCAGCATTGAAGCATTTAGATATTTCAGCGGTTATCTTCAAACCAGCGCCCAAAGTAAATATCTACCTTCGAACACCGACATACCGGAAGCGTAAGTCAATCTCTTTAAAAGGAATGACAGATAGTGAGTGTTATTAAGTTATTATATCTATCTAGAAACAAATAGTTTCAATACATAGGAACTATGATATAATAAATGTATGCAAGAGGTATTCACGCTCAAAGAAATCTATAACATGCTGTCAACTCAATCATTCCTTGATTGGTACGAAGAAGACTTTAGACATCATATTGAAGGGCAAGAATTTTCAAAACAAACACCACAAATTCTAGAAGATCTAGGATCATTATTAAAATGAACTCTAATAAACATATGTCAAAATCAAATCAAACACTTGAAATCTTATTACTCCTCTCAATCGGTATGAACTTGATCGCATCTGGTCCTTCTTATCTTACCGGTTTGATGGTAGTCATCATTGCAGCAAATAGAGTCATCGGAGACGAATAATATATGATACCTTTCAAACTCAAAGAAGCTTATTACAGCGTTAGATATTTCTTTAGTCCGCAACAGCGATGGCTTACAAAGAAGATTCCAAACAGCTGGTGTGATAAAACCGAGCTCGTTCCGATATGCTTGTTCGTGATGCTTAAGCATTTTGTCGAAGAAGAAATGGATAATGTTCTCTGGGATTGGAGTGAGGAAGTAGAAAGCGGTATTGTTTCTGCAGCGTATGCAGATCGTTATGCTTCCTCTGGAAAAGAAATTAGAGACATCTATCACTACATTACTGTTGGGCGACCAGCATTGGAACAGCAACGAGACAACAGTTATCCTCCTATAGATGATATTACCAAACCTTTAAAGAAAGGTGAATATGAAGCACTCTACGGAGAGGTAAATCGTTTAGAAAAACTTCTTGAAGAGAAAGATACAGACAATCTCATTCGTATTGTCAAGCTGAGAGGATATCTGTGGACCTAAAGGAACTCTAATATAATAAGAGTATGACAAATACAAAATTAGATACATTGCTCTGCGAACCAGTAGGTTGTGAACTTGTTGGAGTAGATGGTAACGCTTTCTCACTCATGGCTCATTGGAGGAAATGCGCAAAAAAAGCTGGACTCTCTGCTGAAGAGATTAAGAGCGTTCTCGATGAAGCTATGTGCAATGATTATAATCATCTTATCTGGACGCTAGATCGTCATTCAAAGTAAGCTCTTGTGTTAGCGCACTGTGGTCGAGCTGAGCACCTCGTTAAAAGGCTCATTTTCTCTTTATTTAAAGGGAACTCTAATATAATAAAAGTATGAAGAAATTCGCTATCGAACTGAATAACCTGAAAGATAAAGTTTTATATGAGTGTATCCTGCACGGTAGTGCGGTAGCAGTTAAGCATAAATTCAAAGACTATTATACACACAAAGGAGAGCCTTCTGATTGGAAAAAAGACTTCTTGGCTGATGTTAATACATCGTATAGGGTCGAATACAAAGATGAAATCTTTTATGTTGAAAAAGGCTCGTGTGGGATTTGCTGCATATTTTATGGTGGTAATGTCTATTCATTCGACCATTACTTCACAGACTGTAAGATATTTAAGAATATTTTAAAGTCTGTATTGTAGAGAAGTAGATATTCAACGGAATACTATTATAATAAGGTATGAGCGATAAACAAGATTTTGGAAATTTAATGGCACAAGACTCAGACTCTGAAGCGCTTACATTGCTTATGTTTAGAATCAACTCTCTAATTCAAGAGCGTGATGAAGTCACCGAGCAGCGGGACAGGCTAGCGGAGGCTTTGGATGTTTGCTTGCGAGAAATGTTAGAGGTTATCTATGCATGCAACGAAGAAATAGTGGACGTAAACGATACTTTTCACCAAGCAATTAAATTAGGACAAAAGACTCTCGCTGCCGTGGAAGGAGGGAGCGATGAGTGAAGTAATGTTACACGGTGTATTAAATATGCCACCAGAACTATGGAATAATGATAGCCCTATTGATGTTGCACAAAGACACAGCCGATACATCGAGGCGTCAAACCGTATCTATGAACTTGAAGAGCAATTACAAGAAGCGCATGAATATGCAGATCGTCTTGTAGAGCATAAAGATATGGTGTGTCTTCCAGCTGATCTTGCAAACCTTCGTGAAGCGAATGCTGCATTCGCAATTGAGAACGAAGCACTTAAAAAGGAAATTAAAAACTTAAGAGACCTTCTAATGTTTGGTAAATAATGTATTTAGTAAGCTACATAATAGTATGGCTAAGCAGTATATAAATACAAACCGTCACGGTACTAAGTATTACTACAAAGACCCTGAGAAGACTATATTACATCGTGAAGATGGTCCTGCTATGGATTATGAAGGAGATGGAGAAGTATGGTATTTAAATGGTATGCTTCATCGCACAGATGGCCCGGCTTACAAAAGCTCTGATGGTACTAGTATTTGGTTTCAGAATGATATGATTCACCGCTTAGATGGTCCTGCTGCTCTGCAAGTAAATGGTAATACAGAGTGGTATATAAATGGTGTGTTTATGTTTGAGATCTCAAGCAAAACAGGTAAGATAGTAAAGAGAATGAGGTAAATAATAGTATGGCTAAGCAGTTTACAAAAATAGGAAAAGGGAGGTGGGGTAACCCTCACTTTGAGGGTAAATATTACTACAAAGATCCTGAGATGACCATTTTACACCGTGAAGATGGACCTGCTTATCAAGAACCTTTTAATTATAAAGAGTGGTGGTTAAATGGTAGGATTCATCATTTAGATGGTCCTGCTATAGAATATCCTAATGGTATTAAAAAGTGGTATATAAATGGTGTGTTTATGTTTGAGATCTCAAGCAAAACAGGTAAGATAGTAAAGAGAATGAGGTAAATAATAGTATGGCTAAGCAGTTTACAAAAATAGGAAAGGGCGGTGGGGGTAAATATTACTACAAAGACCCTGAGATGACCATTTTACACCGTGAAGATGGACCTGCTTATCAAGAACCTTTTAAATATAAAGAGTGGTGGTTAAATGGTAGGATTCATCATTTAGATGGTCCTGCTGTTGATGTAAGAGATGGTGATAAAAGGTGGTTTATAGATGGTGTGTTTATATTCGAAACTAATAGCAATGGTGATATAATACGTAGGATGAATTAAATAATATTATGGGTGAGCAGTTTACAAAAACAGGTAGTTATGGTGATAAGTTTTACTACAAAGATCCTGGGATGACTATTATACACCGAGCAGATGGTCCTGCTATTGAATGGGTAGGTGGTAATAAATCGTGGTATGTTAATGATAGGCTTCACCGTCTTGATGGTCCTGCTGTTGAACATGTCAGAGGTGATAAAACATGGTATGTAAACGGTGTGTTTATGTTTGAAACTAATAGAAGTGGTGATATAATACGTAGGATGGAGTAAATAATATAAGTTTGTGTCTAATAGTTAAACTGCGCTAATAGCGGAAGTTATATAATAACGGCGTGTTATGTATAATGTAATGTTTATATTAACGGTTGTAGAGTAGATATTTTGCTACATCTATATACAAAAAAAAGAGGATAAAAAGGGAACATTATTATAATAATGGTATGGTATTAGATCAATACGCATACACAGGCAAGACAAGAGAGACTAAAGACGAGACTGATTATGTCGAGATCGCTTATTGGCGCAAGCATAACCGTCTTGAAGGATTCATGAAGGATCTCTGGATTGAGAAAGGTCGCCCGGGTGCTAATGAGAAATATCCAAATGATTTCAATTGCATTATGATTGAGCTCACCCCTACAGACATTGATCGCTTATTGCGTGATACCATCAATGATACACTTCCCGAGACACAAGGG